AATAATTTTAACACCTGTATATATATCTGTCATTGAGGCGGAATGGAATCTTAAATCATTTGCATTTGATCTAGAAATAACAACATCTGATGAACCTGTGATTTTAGAAAATTCTTCAAATCCGCCGAACATACTGCCGCTGACCGCATCAGATTCTTGACCAAAAGTTAAATAATCTATTGGCAGCGCTTTATAGAATATGTTCTGCTCGATTTTATTATCGATATCGCCAGAATTAATTGTTATGAATATAGATTCATCTCCAGACTGCAATGAGACGGCTTCAGAATCAATTCTATTTGTAAAAGCAATAGTATCTGGCTTAAATGTTGAATCGGATCCAGTATAAACATCAACACCCTTTATGTTTTGAATTGATAAGCCAGTATTGCCATTCAAATCACCAGAAAAAAAAGTTTTTAAAGTTATAAAACCTTCTAAAACTCTTATATCTTCCATAAGCAATAAACCTTCACCAGTTGGCTCAAAAAGAAGATTTTCGCCATTAAATTCTACTCCTGTAATCGCGAACTTTGGGAATTCGACATTTAAAGTTCCAGACCCGCTAGAGAAGCCAGCTCCGCCATCTGAACTTACAAAGCATTCAAGTTGATATCCAGATGTTGCTGGATGCTGCCCCACTACTACTTGATTAAATCTCATAATGTACCTGTAACTCCTATTTGCATAAAATTAAAATTAGAACTAGATAATCTATTTATTATTTCTTCGGATCTTTCTATATTACCTACTAAGTTTATTGTTGTATTTTCAGAAGCATCTATTAATGATGGGAAACCTGTTATATTGAATATAAATTCAGTATTTGCATCACCCGTAAAACCAGTGAAAAAACTGTTTGGATCGCTAAAATAATTCCCTACGGTTGCCCCACTTATCAATGAGAAATATTTATTAAGATGTCCACTAGTCAAGGCTTCTCCATTTAATTCTGAATTTCCTAAAACCTTAAAACCTGTTTGAGAATTTAAATTTACACCAACAAAAGGAGTAAGTCCAGAAAAAGATGGAGGAGAGCTTGTCCCCAAAGCGTCCACCCCAGTCCAAGAGATAACATTCCAAGGGTAATCAACATTACTACCTCCTTCCCAAGCTATTTTGCCAAAACTTACACTTCCAGCATCTTCATCGGTCAATATCCATTTAGTTCCATCTAGTTTAAATCTTAACCCACTTGTAGTTATATTTTGGAACAAGGGAGAAGATCCAGTATAATCCCCATCGAATGTATTTATATTTCCAGAAACGCCCGTTCCAACGCCAGTAATATTAAATTCGGTTATAAAAGATTCATCTCTAAGTCCAGTTATGGATGTATTTACATTGAAATTTGTGGCATCATCTAAATATCCTGTTAATCCATTTTCTCTATCAACTACTATTTGTAAAAAATGTAAATTGCCATCGTTTAATGTTGTTGCGCCAGTAGCCGCCAAATAGTCCGTTCCATTTAAATTTAAATAATTTTTTCCATCACCAGATTGGAACCAAGCTAGGCCAGTTCCATTTTTTTGAGATTCTAACAAATATTGTTTGCCATTTAAATTGCTATTAAATTTGAACCAAGCCGCCAATGTGAAATTGCCAGTATCTATTTGAAGGTTTTCTCCAGTAATGAGTATATGGTTTGTTGCACCTCCAGTTAATTGAGATCTAAGCCCTGGCTCCAAACCTGTTTCTAACATATGCTGGAAAGCTCTATTTTGATTTCCTGTTCTGTGAACAACAAAGAACTTATCATCAAAGTCTGAATTGTCTCCAGATCTTTGGCACATAACGGCATATTGATCATGGGCGAATCTTAGTCCTACATTATTTGTTCCATTAGCTGGTTCTAAAATAGCGTCAGATGAAAATTGAAAAGATTGTTCTCCAGTAGCGCAATAATTCAATGACAATATCGGTAGATCACTAACAGAAGAAACATTAAATATATTTTGATCTAAAGCTATATAAGCGTATAAACCAGTTCCATCAGCGACAGTCAAATCTGACTGAAAAGATTTGAAGAAAAACCCACTTGTTGAAACCCCCGTTATGCAAGTATCTGAAAAATAAGTTTCTGTCGTTGTGTTGGGTTCTTGAAGTTGCACAAACACTCTAGGGGCAACATTGAAATCTTCATGGAAACTCACAAACTGATAATCGGAAGTATTATTATTATTGACCTTGCCTATTTGTATTGTTTTTGAAGCTCCATTAAATTTAAAAAGCCCTGTTTTTGATGCTACATAAGCGTATTTACTGTTTCTTTCCGAAATACCAGTAACAGAAAATCCCGAAGATGTGGAGTTTATCCTTCCAATGGGTTTGGAAAAATCGCTATAATCCCCATCAACTATTTGATACATAAAAATCGCAGGTGTCTCATCGAAATTTTCTCCAAAAGCAAAAGTCTGCGTCGCTGATTCAGAGCCAGTCAATTCAAAACTTGAAACTTCAAAGTCTAGACTTGGAGGCATTATATATTTTCCGTCTCCAGTGTAATTAAATGCAGTATTTAATTCTGAGTTTGATATTGTTACAGAATTTTCATTCGAGAGTATTTTAAAATTATTTTTTATAATATTGCCTGCATTATCTTTTAAATTAATCACTTGATCATTTACTGTATCTATTACAGAAGCTCCGCTATTTCCGAATATATCTTCAAATTCGAAACTAACAACAGTATTTATATTCGGGTCACGTTCAAAAAAAGAATTTTGAGCAGTTCCAGTTTCATTTATATTGTCATATGATGACTGGTATGCAGTATTTATAAAAATATTTTGATATTCAACAAAATTATCTTGAGCGGTGAATCCGAAATCAGATACTTGCGTAGTAAAGGATACCGATGTAGCGTCACTACTTCTTGATTTAATCGGGGTTATGTTTTCCGAAAATACATTTATTTCATAATCTCCAATTTGATCTATTTTTGCCTCCCCACTTAAAGTAAATACTGTTGTTGAACTGGCACTTTTAAAAACTTCAGAAATTATAACATTTGTATTTGGCTCTTCTAGAAATACAATATATTTTTCAGGAATCCCCGAAGCTGGATCTGTTATTGTTATAGGTAAACTCAGGGACTGGTCGGCGTTTTGAATTTTTGCCCCAGTTACTACTGAAGCTGGCTTGACTGGCCTAATCACGTCAGTTATTCTTAAATCTGGCTGAAATGTATCATCTTCAGTATCAAATGCGATATTTTCTTCAACAAATTTAAATTTGCCAGTATGATGAATTGTTGCGGATATATTAAATCCTTTTTCTTTATCTTCTTGTATATTTAATACCCTATAATAATTTGGAGATCTACCGCTCGCATCGATATTGTAAATAGACCCATGCCTTATATTGACATCTTTTTCTGAGAACCATTGGCTTTGAGCATTCCCATCTGTAAAATTGTTCAAGCCATTTATATATATAGCTACTCCACTATCTACTACATCATAACTCGATCCAGAACCGCCTGGTTTAATTTGTAAAGATATTACTTGCGGGTTATGTATCTCCCTATAAAGTTCATTATTACTAGATGGATTTCTGTAAAAATCATCGATTCCAGATTTTCCTACTGGATTATATATATGTATATTCCCTCCAGTTATATAATCTAATTGATCGCTGCCAATAGCTGGTTCGACAATTATAGCTTTTGGGCCCTGCCCATTAGTTAATGTTGCGATGTTGCTAGTTCCATCTGGATCATAGTAAGTCGTCTGTCCACTTGCTCCTAATATTGTACCGAAATTTTTAGTGAAATTTCTCATTTCATCTTCGACCATAATTACATCTCCTGGCTCTATTAGAAGACCTTCAAATCCAGCATTAAAAGAAACTGTTTCAGTCGTGTATTGGGATTCAAATAAAATGTATTTAGCTAATCTATGAGCTTGAGATCTGGAAGTTACACCAATGCCATCTATTTGCTTAAAATTTAATCCTACATATTTAATAGCTTCAGTATCTTCGACGTATTCTGTTGCACTTCTGTAATTATTTTTTTTGTCTAAAAAAGAAACTTCTACAGCAGATAATTTAGTTGATTTATCTACATCTGCATAAGAAAACATTCCATCTTTAACATTTAAATTATTAAAAATTAAATGAGGGGGAAACTTATTTTCTTTTGGCGCTGTAGTAGAGGTATTATTAAAGTCTTCGAAAAAATAAGGTCTATCCACTTTAACAGTCACGCAAGAATTATTAAAATAAGTCATCGCTCTGAAAGACCGAGCTAAATCTTGAAGCGCTTCAAAAGCCCCTAATTGATCTTTTATAATAATATTGCAGCTAAATCTTGGTTCTAAACCCCCTAACCCATCATCTAGACCAATGAAATAGCCAGCACCGCCATAATCATTTGTTGTTTTGCTTCCATCATTCATTGTGACGGCATCACAATACATGCTTATTTCATACAGAGTCCACTTATCAACAATTTCTACATCCCTTAAGTGGGACCCTATTCCATATCTAGTATTGATCAAAAGATCATAATAAATCCAAGCAGGATTGTCAGACCATCCAAATTTAAATGTCCCATCCCAGTTTCCATTGTAAATTTGGTTACCTCTTGTCGACCCGTCACTAGAAAATCTTCTATCAGATCCATCCACATTAATTGGGTTATAATTAGAAGGTATCAAGATTTTTTTACCTTTAAGTCTGAAAGTCCTAGTCGGAACTTGCGGAAAGTATTTAGAATCTATAGAATTGGCAACGTAGCAAGAATTTGGGTAGACATAAGTCTGATCATTTATTTCCGTTATAGTGGCGACCCCAATCTCTCTTTTAATTAAATTGGAATAAGTTTCGTATTCTGATTTTCTCACTCTTACAAAATTATATATATCAGTATCAGACAAAGCTGGTAAAGTTATATTTTCCAAACTAATCGAATATGGGGCAGTTATGATTCCACTTATTGATATTACCCCGTTACCACTACCGAGAGTCACCCCCTTGCCGCTTCTGGTTGTGAATGATGCTGTTTGGGTTGTTTCTACACCATTTTTATTAACCTTTCCTACGACCACCTGGACACTTACGGTTAATGGCAAAGGTGTTCCCATCTTACTTTTTCCTGCATCATTTTCAGATGCAGCAGCATAACTTTTTGTATCGCTAAGACCGTCTATTTGTAAACCAATTGTTAATTTATTTACATTTTTGTCATAATTGATGTGGTTGAACGGCTTTTCTAAAACTTCTCTTACTCCCAAGTTTTGCCAGTTCACAAAGTCTCTAGCTTCCGTACCTTCGAATCTAACATCTCTACTACCATTGCCCGTTCTTGCTCCATTGTCTTTATCTTCATATATTGGATTCTCGAATTCGTCGTACCCTATAATATCTCCAAATCTAGTCATATCATACGGTCCTTTTATCGGAGTTGATATCTTATGCAACTTACTTGGCGTTTTTACTATAGAACTAGCTTTTTGAAATTCGGAGCCATCTCTAAATTCTACATCATATTTTGAATGCGTTGGCTGATTTGTTTCTTCCCTTAATGAAATATCGTTAAAGTAAATACCTTTATCGATTCCATTTGTTGAACTACCAATTGTGTTATTGTCTTGTTTAAACTCTTTTTTGGCGTAATCCCCCTGCAAAAGTAATCCTTTTTTATCTGTGAGGCCAGCTACTGGGCCTTCACAGATCAAATCTAATGCTTCATAAATCTGAAAACCAATTTTTGAAAAAGTTCCATCTGGAGGCATAAGATAAGAGGGCTTAGCTCCCTTACTTCTACCAGCGATTGATATTTTTTTTCTAAGTCTGTTTTTATAAAAACTCATTATGCTAAATCTTGGGCAACAACGTTTGTTGAGATAATATTTGATCCAATTCTCAACTCTCCATAAACCAAAGGAATGGGAAATCCTTGCACTACATTGTTTTCCAAATTGCTAAAAATGTAACTAGATTGATCGATTTTGGTTTCGACCTTCTGATCGGCCATTTTTGGCATTTCGACAGGAAACAATAAAGACATAACGCCTTGTATTAACATACCTATGGCCAAATTTGCTAAAAATCCACCACCAGCTAATGCGGTTCCCAACGCAGCAAAAGCTGCGCCTACAAAACCAGCTACTGCGGTTACCGCCGCCACAACAGCCGATACCACAAAAGCCCCATTTACAACGGGCACTATATGCACTTCTTCGGGTGCTTTGGCGGAAGAAAGCTGCTGTATAGTTTCCCATTTTTTATTTGGATTTTTTGGGTCTATAAACGCATAACTTAGACCTTCTTTAAATCTTGAAATTAAAAAATTTCTAACCCTGGAGTTATTTGCATTTAAAGCTCTTGTTATATCCAAAAGCTTGTTTACTTTAAATCTGTGCTGTTTGCCGCAGATTGTAGCTAATTCTCCATGTATTATAACATTAGTCATCCAAAAACTCCTTTAATCTTATTACACCTTTTTCTAGTCTTTCGAAATGAGGCATGTCAAATAAGCAAAATCTTTCAGTAGTTAAAGAATATATCAAAAATGGGTAAAGACAATTTTTTGAATTTTCGATATCGTACTCAGAGGGATCTTCTTTAGCACTAACGTGGGTATGGAATATCGCCAAAAGCTCGCCGCTTAATTTCCTTTCTAAAAAATCTGCGGGGTTTATTATAAAAATATCATTATCCTTTGAATGATTCTTTGCTGGCTTTAAAAAAAGCTCTCCATCTCCATAACACACAAAACCGCAAACTTCCTTACTCGTGTCTGTATTCGCGTATTCTACAAGATCGTTTATAAATTTATCCTTTTGGTGGGTATGCATGAGTTCCTGGGTATCCTCCAAACCTTAATTGGCCTGGAAATCTTAATTTACAATCAGAGACTTTTTTTGAGCATTCATCTTTTTGCCAATTTTTTGATATCGGTGGAAAATTTTCATTCCCCGATACGCCATTAGCGACACAAACATAATATGTTTTTAACCTTTCTGCTGGAGCAGACAAATCGGTTTCATCTTCTTTTCTTATGACAAAATTTTCAATTTGGACGAAAACGCAATCACCCTTGTTATAAGTATTGCTATTTTTCCATAATCCCTTAATTGTTGATGGAGATACAGCAGCTCCGCTAGCATCCGTGAATGGTTGAGAATTTGAGGTGGTTTTTGGCTTCCCCGCGTACCTGCATCCATGTCCTCTGTATATCCACGTACAGTATCTAGAATAAACATTTCTATTGGGAATATATACATTATCTAATTCAAAAACGGTAGATAATTCAAATTCAACCAATTCTTTTGTTTCCGTAGTTCTTCTGTTTATGTAAAAAGTCTGATCAGGTAGGAACATTTCGCCAGAAGCTTCGCTCGCTTGTGTAGAAATGTCAAAATATGGGTTTTTACTTCCTTCAAAATTTATATCATCTAAAAACCTTGCAAAAGTTCGTTTTCTAACCACTTTCGCACCGATTAAGTTATTATGGACTTTTAAATATTTAGATATAACATATTGTATATTGGATACCTTGAGCCTTGGTCTAGGCAAGCTATTATCTCCTTTAACTTCGAAACCTTCAGTTTCCATTGGATATGATATAAATTCCTGCCCTTGCCAAACAATCCTATCTGAAATTGATTTTTGATATGGGGTTAGAGCTAAGACGCTATTTTGATCTTCTGGCCAGTCATAATATATTAAATAAAATTCTAAAATTTGACTGGGTTCTAGAGACATAGCCTCTGAAGCCACTTTTTGGTTTATTCCTTCTGCCATATTTAAGTTTACACTTTAATTATTAAATTTATAATATATTATGATCCCCAGAATTAAAGATTTATTTTATAAATACCAAAAAAATATTTATTCGATTTTATCAAATGTGAATAGTCTAGAATACCGCTTCATAACAGAATCTTTGAATAATATAACCGAAGGGGATATTTGTGAGAATGAGCATCTATCCTGCTATTCTTTTATTATCAGTGTTAAAAATAAGGTAATCAACACTTCTCGATTTATTGTAGGTACAAAAACGAATCCAGATTTATTTCGAAAAAATGCATTAAAGATGTTAAATTCTTTAAATATACGCCCTAAAGCGCCCAATGGATTTAAATGGTACGGCGTTGGTTGGGATATAGAAAACGATCAAATAAAGATATATTTCTTAAAAAAAGATTTTTCTCAAATTTTTTGTAAAGAATTTCGCAGGAGTTCGGGCGCAAAAATAAGGGAAAAAATTTATCAAGTTGGCAAATATGTCACAACAATGAGAAAGGATGAGAAAATCATAGAACAGATAAACATAAATTCTTTAGAGCATGAAATTGTAGCCAAAATGAACAGTTTGGGGTTTGATTTAGACACATATAGTGAATACGACAATAAAAAAACATTTTATTTTGATTAATATGAGCCAGTATCATTTCACAGAAGAAATAAATCATAAGGAATGTTAATTTTGTACATATTTCTGAAAATGCAAGTAAATCAACAACTGGCAAAATGTTTAGTGTAATAAATACTATGGCAGACAAAAAAATATCTCAACTCGTTGAACTCACTTCAGCTAACGCAGCAACTGACTTCTTGCCAGTTGTTGATACTAGCGTTGGCGAAACTAAGAAAATAGCCTTGGCTAATTTGCCGATGAGCGATGCTGCTCTTGCGCAATCTTACCCTTTCACAACGGACATTCAATCTGGCACAGAGCAGACACGGAATCTTACGACTATTGATGACACATCTGGGTATGACAACAACAACATCACTTCTATTTACATTGGAAGTAATGTGACTTCGATTGGAAATTATTCGTTTTACTACGCCCAAAACCTGACTAGCGTCAGTATTCCAGACAGCGTCACATCGATTGGAAATAGTACGTTTTATAGCTGTTCAAACCTGACTAGCGTCAGTATTCCAGACAGCGTCACATCGATTGGAAGTTATGCGTTTTACTTCTGTCCCTCAACTAGCCTTAATATTCCAGACAGTGTCACATCGATTGGTAATGCTGCCTTCAGCTCCTCTGGCATAACTAGCGCCAGTATTCCAGACAGCGTCACATCGATTGAAAATTATGTGTTTTACTATGCTTCAAACCTTACCAGTATAACTATTCCTGATAGCGTGACTTCGATTGGGGATAGTGCGTTTAACTCCTGCTCAAGTCTTACCAGTATAACTATTCCTAATAGCGTGACTTCGATTGGGAATTATGCTTTCACGTACTGCACAAGTCTTACCAGCGCAACTATTGGTAATGGTGTGACTACGATTGGGAGTTATGCGTTCGACTCAGCTTCTAGCCTAGCTACAGTTAACTGCCTAGCTACAACTGCTCCAACTTTAGGTTCTGATGTATTTAACAGTATTTCAGCCACAGACATTCACGTTCCAGTAGGAGCAACAGGATACGGAGCTACATATGGAGGTTTGACAGTCCGCGCAGACTTGTAATAAATACTATGGCAGACAAAAAAATATCACAACTTACAGAACTTACTTCAGCTAACGCAACAACTGACATTTTGCCAGTTGTTGATACTAGTGCTGGAGAAACTAAGAAAATCTCATTAGATAATTTGCCAATGAGTGATGCTGCTATAGAGCAGTCTTACCCATACACAACGGACTTTATATCTGGCACAAAGCGGACACGTGACCTTACGACTATTGATAACACATCTGGGTATCAATATAACAGAAGTCTAACCTCCGTATATGTTGGAAGCAATGTGACTTCAATTGATGATGCAGCATTTGAAAACACCAGCATGACCAGCATCACAATACCCGACACTGTTACCAGCATTGGGGATGATGGACTTATTGACTGCGATAACCTAACGGAGATTACCATTCCCAACAGCGTCACAAGCATCGGGAGTAGCGCATTCCGCTATTGCTCAAGTCTTACCAGTGTTTCTCTTCCCTATGGAATTACTTCACTTAGTGATAGTATTTTCAAGAGTTGCTCAAGTCTTACCAGCATAACTATTCCAGATAGTGTGACCTCGATTGGGAATGGTGCATTTCAGCTCACAGGCCTAAACAGCATTACGATTCCAGATAGCGTTACTTCGATTAACACTCGTGTTTTCAGTGATTGCCCAAGTCTTACCAGTGTAACTATTGGTGATGGTGTAACATCGATTGGGAATTATTCTTTTGCATCCTGTTCCAGTCTTACCAGTATAACTGTTCCAGATGGTGTTACTTCGATTGGTAGTGGTAGTTTTTATTACTGCACAAGTCTAGCTACAGTCAACTGTCTGGCTACCACCGCTCCAACTTTAGGTTTTGGTGTATTTAGCGGTATTTTAGCTACTGAAATTCACGTTCCAGTGGGGGCAACAGGCTACGAAGCTACATATGGAGGTTTGACAGTCGTCTTCGATTTATAGTTGACTTTTAAAGACCTAGATATATCATATAAATATGAGTAAACAACTACACTTCGTATCTGGTCTTCCAAGAGCTTGCTCAACGCTGCTCTGTAATCTACTTGCACAGAACCCAAAGGTTCACGCTACGCCCTACTAGTGCCTTGCACGAAATAGGCTATATCGCTCGACAGGTCTTTCAGACCGAAGAGGCTAAAGCAGTGGATAAAAAAAATGTCCTTGAGCCTATGTATCTGGACTACGTCAGGGCTGGCTGTGAGAATGCTTTCAACAGCATCACCGACAGACCCGTAGTGGTAGACAAGTGTCGCTCTTGGATTGGTCACTTAGACCAGCTCTTCAAGGTGTGGGAAGATGCTAAGGTTCTTGTTCCTGTTCGTGACATTAGAGGTGTTTTGTCTAGTATGGAGAAGAAGCGTAGACAGCATCCAGAAGTGTTCAACGGTATTGAGCAACAGAATCCGCAGAACTGGACGACTATTGATAAACGTGTAAATGGCTGGCTACAAAGCCCTCCTATTGGAATCGCTATCGAACGCTTGCACGAAGCCAAGGAACGCTTTGGTGATAGGCTTATGTTTGTTCACGCCGATGACTTAACAGAGAACCCTCAAGACACAATGAACAAAGTCTGGGAGTATCTGGGCGAAGAACCATTCATCCACAATACTTCTAACGTCGAGCAATACACTCAGGAGTATGATGTTGGCTTCCCCTACGGAGACCACGTCATCCGTCAAGAAATTAAACCTTTAGTAAAAGACTGGCACGAGACATTAGGTCGCCAGCTATCAGAACAACTCAATCAAAAATTTAACTGGATTAACGAACTATGAAAAACGCCCTAATTAATATTGAATCAAAACGAATCATCAGAGTAAAAGACGATGATTTTTTAAATGTACCCGAATTTGCAGAAGTAGTATCTATTTCTAATGCTAAAGCCAGCATCTTTGAATCTTCGACCGAACCAATGTTCTTAATTAGCAACGAGGTTGTTAGCTTAGATGAAAAGATGGCTACAGAAAGACAAGAGAGAAAAGAAGAGCGGTTTGCAGAAAATTCAGACCTGTTTAGATCTCGCAAAATTCAAGAAATCAAAAAAGGTAGAGATGCAGAATATAATGCAATTCTTGTGACCAGCGATGGTCTACAATTCAAATCAGATTTAGAAACTATTATTGACGTAAAGACTTTGATCGAAATCCTACCAGATGGTGGCTCCTTTGTTGGTTATAAGTCGGCAGACGGCTCTTACAATGTGATTACTAAAGAACAATTTCAGACAGCAATCACAGAAGGTATAGAAAGAAAGTCTGCCGCATTCGCTAAAGAGGCGCAACTTGTCGAGGCTGTAACTGCCGCCACAACACTGGCAGAATTAGAAGCAATTGTTTGGTAATGAGAATAACCATAAAGGCTGACCCCTCAAAATCTAGGGGAAAATCTTATTATTGGAATCTAGCCGAGGCTATGTCACAAGGACTAGCCTCGGTTTTTGGGTTAAACGCCAACCTAACCTTCTCTGCTTATTGCGGATACTGGAAACAAGAAAATCTCCCGATAAGGGGAAAATTTTATAAATTTATTAATTTTTTGTTTCAAGATAAATATCATTGCCAGAACGCTTGGAAGAATTTAACTTGACAAAAGTACTTTTTTGTGATATCATTTGTAAAATGAGCAAATGGACGGAACAACAAAGAGGCGCCTTCTGGAAAAAAGAAGGCAAAAATGGCAAATATTTGGCTGGATATGTAGTCATAGACGGGAAGAAACACCCCGTAACGGTTTTTCCAAACAAGTTCAAAGAAAAAGAAGCTCAGCCAGAGTTTATTATTTACGAAACTTTTTAACTTTTTGCTTGACTTTGTTATTTTTTATGGCATTATACGTCATATGGCTAAAAAAACAAAACCAGGCGCTGATTTAAGAGCGCCGAATCCCGCAAAAAGAAAACTAATGGGTCGCTCAAGCGGTCATCTAGTTCATAACGATCATGTCGGTCATCTGGTTACTCCAAAGATTGACAAGGCTATCAAAAATAATCTAGAGAAGCGTTCGACGAAATCAAATGCTTCAGCACTATGAAAAAACAAATAGAACTAATTCAACTTTGGGGTATTAGAGGTTGGTTAATATACTACGCTCCAAAGCCCATAAGCTATATCGGAAATTTATGGAATTGGATGTTTCCAATGTATCGTGAAACCTTTTTAGACAAAATGAGCATTTTCTTAAAGCCTCGCCAGCGATGGATTAAGAAGCATATCGAATATAATAGTTGGTGCGATAAGGTTGAACTTATTCCGAAGTTTCTCTTTGGTTGTGTTATTCATTATGTCGATGAAGAAAAGTGTTTCAAGCGCATTGATTTTGATGCTACTCCAGAACATAAAAAGTTTGCAGACGAACTGAGGAAGTGTTATGAGTATGCAAAGAATGGTCGCGACGATCTCGGAAAACAGATTGAAGATGCTTATGATAACCTTCCAGAAGGTGGAACTTATGAAGAAAAATATGGTGAAGTGAATCGCTTAGAAACGGAGATTAGAAAGTTAGATAAACGTTATATGGCTTGGATTGTATCGAATAAAGACTATATGTGGGTATAATCATGAATGCGATAGACACAATTGATATGTATATAGCTAAGTGCAAAGAAAGCTTATCCTACCATAAACACTTAAACAATGCAATGGCATGCCAGAAATGGGGTAATCGTTTAAAAATCCTAGAATCAGCAAAACTCGTTATTAAAAATATTGACAAAGGAATATGAGAACAATAGCAGCATTAACACTCTTTTGGATAGGCGATTTAATCGCTAAGATCTTTTTACGACATGAATTGACAGCACAGATTATGTATAAGCCATATCGTAGAATCATGATCCTATCTAGCGAAATTGATAATAAACAGAAGGTTTGGAAAAAGGTTGACAACAACGAGGAACTTTAATATAATAATATTATGAATAAAGAAGTAGTAACAAAAGTAAGTATTAAGTCGTCTAATCTCAACTGGAATCCAATCTTCAATAGCATCCAAGTTGGCCCCGATGACGAGGCCGCTGGTTCTTTCCTGACCATACGCGGAAATGATGAGCAAAACGACAGTGCTAAAATCTCCCTCGACTGGGAGGAGTGGGACGAACTCGTAAAAGTTGTTTCTAAGTATCGTAAAGATTGGGAATGGGATGCTGATGGGAATCCTGTAGTAAAGGTGTATACCACATCACAGTAAGAGGAATATGAAAATAACAATAGAGCAGTACAAAGAAAAATTCAGCTACGAAACTGAATGCGATTCAATAGATATGAGTGAACTGGCTGATAAGCTATATACTCTATGCATCACCGCTGGATATTACCCCGATTCTGTAGGAGAATGCTTCTACACAAAAGGTCAAGAAATGACAGCACATCTTTATCCAGATGATAACGCCGATCATGATGATGATAATTCTATGATTGATTGGATGAAATACGATCCAGAAGTAGATGAATCGATTGTAGTTAAAAGTCGATATGGGACTGAACGAAAATTTACTATCTTAGGTATGAATTGTGTTGAATATTCTTTTGAAGATGATGGTCATGTTGGATATTCTCGAAATGATGATGGTAGTCTATATTCAGTTGACCCAAGTGGTGGACCGTATATCGGTATCGGCACAAATCTCGGTGATGTGCATAAGGAATTAGAATGCTTAACTGTTACAAAAATTAAAGCGGATGAGAATAAAGCAGGGACTTACTATCTCACAGTAAAATAAATATGGAAAACAAACCAGATAATTGGGTAGTAGTAAAAGTCGGAAAGACTCTCTATAAAGTCCTTGCGGGCTGGAGTGGTGGATATCTCGATGGCGATAGTTGGAAACTCAATAGTGGTATCTCTGAAGTGAAAGAAGATGGAGACTATTGGCTATTCATTGGTCAAAGCGGTAGCGTCTATAAATGCCATAAAGAAGGTTATGGTACAAAAATGAATAATCACGGAATCCTTAAACAGTTACTTGAAATAGATGGTACTAAATTAATGGATGAAGAAACAGATTGGATGAAATTAGTATAAAATTATGAGAAAAACAAATGGTATTAAAGTAAATGCAGAATTAGATGATAAAGCCTTCGCTGTTGGAGATTTTATTCAGCAGTTAGGTGAAGTACAAGACCAGAAGTTCGAAGCTCTTTGGAAGGAATGTAAAGAAAAAGAATGGATTAAAGGCATGGACGAAGCGAATGCAAAAGATTGGCTCTTTGATTATATCTTTAATGGCTGGGAAAAGGATAGTCTTGGTTTTTACAAAAGCTTTAGCGAATACTGCGGAGCAGATTGGGAATAAATTATGAAAATTACAATAGAACATTACGAAGAAAAATTTACATATGAAGGACGCGATGATCTCTGTATTTCAGAATTGATTGAACGTTTATACGGTCTATGTATCGCTGTTGGCTATCACCCCGAAAGTGTTGGTGGTGCAATGTATGATAAGGGTCAAGACGTATGCCAAGTAGAACCCGAAAATAATATTTATGAATATGAAGAAGTCTCTAAACGAACAAAATAAGAACAAATCTCTTATGCTTTATGAAAAAATTATTATCGGAGTGTTTTCTCTATGCTCGGTTGTGTGGTTATTTCTTTGGTTAAGTTTTTTGTAAAAAACCCTTGACAATTTTAAAAATTTCAAATAAGATTGTCTCCATAATAAATTAATAATTATGTGCAAAGGAACTTTCTCATACTCTAACAGGAACAGAATGAATAAAAATATGAAATACGAAGAACTACAAAAAAAAGTAATTGAGTGGGCAAAGGATCGAAATATCCTTGAAAACTCAAACGCAATCAAGCAAATAAGCAAAACCCAAGAAGAGTTGGATGAAACGCTTGATGCCCTAAAGCGACTTGAGCAGGGTGAAGAATCTATACTTGAAGTTGCAGACGGAATCGGAGATATGTTGGTAACAATTATTTTGCTTGCAAAGATTGTTGGGTTAGATTCGGTCGATTGTTTGGCTGATGCTTATGATGAAATCAAAGATCGTAAGGGCAAAATGGTCAATGGTCTATTTGTAAAGGAGAAATAATATGATTACAGTATTAGAAGACGCAAAAATTACTTATCAACGCATTTGTTGGTGTGTTCCAGTAGAATACAATGGCGACAAATACATGATTGTTGCTGATGAAGACGACAATCAAGGCGATCACGCCATCCATGAATATGATGAAGATAGCAGGTACAATATCGGCGACCAATATAATGGCGATGACTATGATGATCTTTTTGAAAACATCATTGAAGTTATGATGGATTGTGGAGAATTGTCTAGCGGTCTTGAAAAAGGAACTATGGTAGAATTGGAGGATTAAATATGAAATATGAACTTACAGCACAAGGTTATGGCGGAGAATTTGCAATGGGCAAAGTATGTCCAGAACTTGTAGAACAATTACAGGACGAAGATGTATTCCCCGATGATATTGTTGAAGCTTGGCATGAAACAGACGACTTGGAGCATATTACATCTTGTTTTGAAAATACTGATTTTGTCGTAACGGACGAAGAAGATGAAACTGTATATGAAGGGGAGTTGGAATGCTCACATTCTCGTGAAGCTTACACCCTTGAATGTGGGTTTAAAGAATACACGCCAGTTATGCAATGTATATCCTCAGAAAAGGGCTTGTTTTTTACTGCTACGTTCGAGACAGACGATTTCGATGTCCAAAAACTACAAACAAAATATGTTGAAACTGATTTCGGATGCTTTGTGGAGAAAGTGACTTATGACGGAAAAGAATTAGAACTTGATTTTGATGATTATTCTGTCCAGAATAAAGGTTTTGACGCTAAAGTTGGATGGGTTAATCCAAAGTGGCATGAAAAAAAATATTGTGAAGACGAGTAAATGAATCTAGCTAAACACATTATTCTTGATCTGTATGATTGTGATTTTGATTTGATAAATTCTGTTGAGTATGTCGAATCAGCACTGACAAAAGCTGTGGAAATATCTGAATGTAAAATATTAAATAAATATTTTCATAAATTTTCTCCGCAAGGAGTCACGGGAATTATTTGTGTTTGTGAATCTCATTTCTCTATTCACACATGGCCTGAACATAATTACGTAGCGATTGATATTTTTTGTTGCAAAGAAAATACGAAAAAATCAATAGAATATCTATGCGAAAAGTTTAAATCCAAAAACAAATCAATAAAAACTGTCAATAGAGGCGAAATTCATGAAGATAACATCGGCTAAACTAAAAGAAAGATTATTTTTTAAAAATTCTGATTTTCAAAAAATAGAAGTCTATGAAACAAATTTCGGCAAATCTTTATTTCTTGATGATATAGAGCAATTTTCCGAATTTGATGAAATCGAATATCACGATACAATGACTAAAATTCCGCTTTCTATTCACGGCAAACCAAATAATGTATTAATTATTGGAGGAGGAGACGGGGGAATAGCAAGAGAATGTTTAAAATATGATACTATTAAATCTATCGACCAATGCGAAATAGACAAAGAAGTGGTGTCTGTGTGCAGAGAATATTTCCCGCAAATGGCTTCATCTTTTGATAACCCTAGAGTAAATTTGACGTTTGATGATGCTAAAGAATTTGTTAAATCAATAGATAAAAAATATGACATAATTTTAGTTGATTCGACAGATCCAATAAATCAATCCAAGCCTCTTTTTAAAAAAGACTTCTATGAAGATTTAAAAAATATTTTAAAAAATAATGGGTTATTATCTTGCCAAGTTCAAACGCCTGCCGTAAGCCATAGAATATCTAATGAAGTTTATAACTCACTTTATGAAGTTTTTGATTATTTAAATTTTTTCTTTTGTACCTATATTAGGGACGGTCATAAAGATAATACGCTTTTTTCATTATCTGCAAATAAAGAAGTTGAGATACCTGAAAAATTTATTGAATATTTTGACTTAAGTTCAAAAGAATACCAAAAAACTAGAGCTTTTTTAAATAAAATAAACTGGATAAAAAAATGAGTAAATGGAAAAACAGCAGTAGTTGGAATCGTGGGCAACGAATTGAAAAAGAGTTCGCTCCGCTTCTGCGTCAACGCGATCCGAATTATCGGAAGGCAAATAGAGAAGAACAATTTCGCCACATCGACTACTTTAGTAGTTTTGGCACTATTGATGTAAAAGCTAAAAAGAAGATCAGTCGCTCAGACTCACAGGAACAAGATGAACTTCTTTGGGTTGAGTTCTTAAATGTACAAGGTCGAGAAGGTTGGCTTCGCGGTCAAACGGATGTTATCGCTTTTGAGCGTAATGATGACTTTGTTTTAATCAAACGCAATTATCTTTTAGGTATGTGTCAAGTCAAATGCGACTTGAGCAAGAAAGTAACAAATAGTAAAGATGCGTTATATAAGGGCTATCAGAGAGAAGGTCGTAAAGATTTAATATCTATTATTAAGATGAGCGATGTCTTAGAGTTGCCCCATCAACGATGGAAAAAAATATAAGTGTAAATTGAACTATGGAAGGGCAAATAGAAGTATTAGGAGCGAACCAAGCTTTAAGCAAATTTCAAGAATTTAAGGGAGAAGGCTCTCTTATCTCTGTGGATAAGGAACATCATTGCTTAATGTTGGGAGAAGAAAAGTTATTTTATCAAATATATAGAACAATTCATGCCGAAGACCACATCGAATATGAGGGTTGGTGCAGTGATAAAGAGTCTAATGTAGGGCGAATAGGTATAAAATATACCCCAAAAAACGCTTGATAATATAATTTTTTGCAAATAAGTATATTATAGTGTAAATATCTATGAGATTATGTTTGGACTTATCACGATGTTATTATCGACACTTGGGGCGACTGGCATGGGCAGTATGCTTAAAATTGTTGGTGGAATCTTTCAAAGTATTTCAGAAGCTAAAGCTGCAAAAGAACGCAGAGAGCTTATTAGAGATATGCAGACCCGTCAAATGGATGACGATTTCCAAAAGATGTTGGTCGGTGAAGCAGATAAGGATACTGGTATGTTCACTAGGGCTACTCGTCGTCTTATTGCTTTTATGGGGATGCTCAACTTCGCAATCATCTCGATCCTTTGCACCCTCTTCCCAAACACCACACTTATCACATTCACCCCACCAGAAAGTAAGGAAAACTTCAGTCTCCTCTGGGGTCTTGTCAAATTCCCAAGCGGAAGTGAAGTCACCTCAACGATCACTACTGGACACATCTCTCTTGTCGCAATCACCACTTTGGGGGCAATCATCGGGTTCTACTTCACTCCTGGGGGTAGAAAAGGATAAATAACGTGTAAATATATTAGCAAAATCGCTCGCTAATTTTAAAAAACGCAAATAAGACATCATGGTAGGAGATATATTAAATTTTATAGAGCAGGTAGGTATTCCAATTACAGCCGCTTTAACTGTTGGTTGGTTTCTTTTTATCATATTAAAATTTCTTTTAGCTCAAGTCACTGACAGAATTAGCGGTATAGCAAAATCTTTACTTTCCATAGAAAACCAAATAGATATAATGAACAATGACATCGTTAAGATTGATGCTCAGTTTTCTTGTGCTTTTGGTTGTCAGCCAAATATAAATAGAATCGCCGCGAGTGAAGGAAAAGAAGATTGCAGAGACGATTAGTTGAAAAACGGCTTTTCGATTTATAATAATGCAAATAAGACATTATGAGTGGACATGAATTTCAACATTGGGCTGATGTAGTCGGTAAATTTGGATTTTCGTTAATTGCGATTATCGGACTAGGATTTTTTGTATGGCATATTTGGAAATGGGTCACAACAAAAGTAAACCCTGCATTGGGTCAAGTAGGGGCTTCATTAGGCAAACTCAAGAAGCAAGTTCAAACACTCGATAAAGATATGATTAGACTTAACACGAAGTTAAAAATTCTAATCGAAGAACGCCATATCTCCGACAAGCATAAGACGGAAGAAAAATAAATCGCTCACAAATTTTAAAAAACGCAAATAAATATATATGAAAGAAGCAATCATTAACGAACCAAGTCTGTCACAAGTCTTGCTAACAAGCCCAACGACATATATTGTCTTGTTGGTTATCGTTCTGACTATCGTCGGTCTAAAAACGCAAAAGTCGTCAACGAACTGTTGCAAGGCAAATAAGACATCATCACCTAGTAAGCCAAAGCGAGCTAGAGGTAAGAAGGGTAAGTATCTAGCGGATGACCCAACTACTCCCAACAAAAACGAAGCGTGGGAGGGTGGCAAAGCCCCTAAGAAAAAAGCCAAGAAAAAGACAGCGACGAAAAAAGCAGTCAAGAAACGCACTCCTAAAAAGGGTGGAAAGTAAAATTTTTAAAATTTAAAAAAACATGGAAACAATTATCGTTTTTCTCGTCGGCTTTGTAGTTGGCATCCTTGTCGGAAGAAAGCATACGGAAGCAGTTGAGACTGTTGTTAGTCTTGGCAAGAGACTTATCGGAAAAAAGTAAATTTTTTTTCTTACATAAGTGGTTCTTTTTCAAGGACTTATAGAGTGGTCACGATTTGTGACCACTTTTTTTTGCGCTATGTGCTTGACATATTGGGAATCTGTGCCATACTGTGTGGCATGATTATCGAAACCAAAAACAAAAACATACAGTCCCAAGGCATTGCCAAGCAAGAGTCTTGTTCCATCGACCAAGAAGATATGCGTTACATCGCATCACTCTTACGCAACAATTATAGTAACCCGTTGCTCGCAACCATCCGTGAAATCGTTGCAAACGCATTGGACGTAACTAAAAGTAAGAAGGTAGAGATTCAACTACCTACTAAGATTGAGCCAAACTTTATCGTGCGAGATTATGGGTGCGGTTTGAGCGAGGAAGATATGCTTGGGCTTTACACCAAGTATGGCAAGTCAACCAAGCGTGACTCCAACAATTCGATTGGTGGTTTCGGTATTGGGCGATTCGCACCTCTATCATACACCGATTCATTTATCGTTCGCTCTGTTCATAAAGGACACAAGCACTCGTATATTATTCGTGTAGACGAACACGATGATACAATCGTATCTCAGATTGAAAGCACAAGTTCAAGCGAGTCTGATGGTATCTATGTGCAAGTCGGCATCAAAACAGAGGACATATCAGAATTTTTTAAAATTTTTAAAAAGACTCTTTGGTATCGCAAAAATGCAATCAAGCTACTCAATGAAAGTTGGGGCGATCAATCAATGGGCAAGCCCCAAGAGTCTAACGAGATTTTTGATTTGTATTCAGAGAATCGTTATTGGGAAGATAAATCCCACTATGGAAATCAACCTTATGTTCTTATGGGCGGCATTCCATACAAGGTAAACCCAAGCGATGAATGGTATATGTTCAAGCAAGGCGTTGTTTACAAGGCAGAGATCGGTGAGTTCAAACTGCACCACAGTCGTGAGTCTTTGGAATACAATCCACAAGTGAAGGAAGCACTCAAGAAAGCATCAGAAAAGATGTTTGATAAGCTCAACTCAACATTGAGCAGTCAAATGGATGTCGCTAAAAACTTCTATGAAGCGAGTGACATTATGCACAAAGCTCTTGAGACATACAAACAGAGGTTTGGAAAAAAGCTATCTGTATCTTCTAGCAAGTTTCAAGGTGTTAGTGGAGAGTTGTTCCTTAACAATCAAGTCGATAAGCGAGTAGACATCACAACTAGAGAGAATGGCAACTTGGGCTTCTCTAGCTTTTCAAGATACCACTATCACGGCTATGAGCCAAATTCAGATCGCATCTACATCATAGATGATGCACCAAGCCCTCGCTCACCTAAAGCACGATGCTTATTTCTGCATGATTTTGAAGCAGAGAAAGGGCTAAAAGCGAAAGGGACTGCCAAGATTGTTTTAATCACTCCAAAAGATTCTGAGCTTAAAAATTGCATACAACGAGTAAGGGACTGCGACCATCCACAAGTGAAGTTGCTATCTGAGTGTGAGCGAGTAATATCTGCTCGTCAGAAAACCAAGAGTTCCGTCAAGTCTCTATCGGCTATGGATATTCTAAAGTTTGGATTGGCGGGCAAAAGATACGGACAGTCTGAGTGGGCAAACAATGACGAGTGGTGGGGCATTGATACCGAAGCCGATTTGGATGACGATAACAAAACATATTATTATGTTCGTTACTACGCCAACAAGGTTCAGTTCAAACCCAACGATGATCACCAAGAGCAAGAGCTACGACCATTTGCGTTCAAAGATACTTGGCTAAAACAGATTGCTGATTTCGTAGAGAAAGAAACTATTTGGGGCGTTCGTTCAAACCAACTCAGTAAAATCAAAGCCAAGAAGAATTGGATTTGCTTAGATGATGTCTACGAAGATTTGGTTTTCGAGGATGAAAAGGTAGTAAAGTATGTTCAGTATTATAACGAAACTTCTTTGTTTAGTGATTACTGCCCCTACACTATGACTGCACTGGATAAGCTCCCAAAAAACACAATGAATGAAAATTTAAAAAATTTATTAAATTCTTATACAAATTGGGTTGGGAACAGAAGCATTGTGAACACCGCCAAGTTCAATCATCAATATGTTGTTGATCGACTCAAGCCTCGCGACCTAAGTGCCAAGTCATCAGCTAGGAAGCAAGCATTTGATAAAGCGTTTCCTATGGCGAAGTATGCTCTCCAAAAAAGTCATAATCGCGACAGTTCAGAAAGCATTTCCGATGTGTTATCGTATATCGGTTAGTAGTAAGGTAATCAAAAAGTGTTGGCTAGGGGAGTGGTTGCCCCTAGTCAACCAAACCTTAAAAAAAGATTTGACATTCAACCAAACTCAACTATACTGAAAGCATGATTACCGAAACCCAACTAGACTTCCTACCTCACGTTGCAAAGCAAGAGGCACAACAATTATCCTTCTTAGACGAGAGCAATCGTGTTCACGTTCGGAAGTTCGACAAGCGAGACGTAGAGCGTTTCTTTGAGTCAATTACTGAAGATGAAATCATCGACACCTCACTTGTGTGGGAGAAACTAAAATGCACTAACGACATGGAGGTTTTTCAAAGATGGCTTTTTGCTTTCTGCTCAGTCCACACTTCTTACGAATCGAATATGCGAGGCTACCTTGCTATCAAAGACTTTACCGAATGGTTTAATCGTGACGATGTGCTGAAGCAAAAGCTAATCGAAAGTGGAGTTGGTATGTATAACAACCGCACCAAATTTATCAGCCAGTTCGCCACAAAATTTTGGCAGAACCCAAATTTATTTAAATTTAAAAAAGATCAAAAGTGGTCAGAGTTCCGTAATGGTCTTGTAAAAGAAATTTTAGGATTAGGTATGGCAAAGGTATCGTTCGCTCTAGAGATGATATACACCTTTGAAGCGCAAGTGATGTGTGCAGACACACATTTGTTCCAAGCCTATGGCTACAAACAAGAGCTACACTCAAACAAGTATGACGAGATTGAGAAGCATTGGATAGAATTTTCTGCGATGTATAACGTATCACCTGCAATCAGCAGAGCAATTTACTGGAATAGGAAAAAGAATGAGTCTAACTGTTGGTATTGGGCTAAGGTATTGGAGAATTAGGCTTGACAACTATCGTGTAAATTATATTATATATATCATAAATTTTAACTAAAACAAAAACCCAAACAAAAGGAAAAATATGGAAAAATATCCATTCATCGTTTCAGAAGATACAGCTACCCTTCTCCATGAAGGCAAGCCTTATACTCTGAATAATTCTCACTCTAATTTTAAGCCCTTCAAGAAGGCTTTGATTGCAGGTGATTTTGAAACGGCAATCAATTATCTAGACATCAAAAAGCAGATCAAAGAGTTTGCCGATGGAGAGTTAAAGGTTGAAAACGGCTCAGTATATTACTACGGCACTCAGCTTCACGGCAAGGTCGTAGACAAGCTAATTGAGCTACTCGAAAGCGGTATGAAGATAGGCAGTCCATTCATTAAGTTCGTAAAGAATTTGTTGGACAATCCTAGCAACAGTTCGGTCGAGGAGTTGTATGACTTCCTATCTTACAAATCACTTCCTATTGATGATGATGGCTATGTGCTAGGCTACAAGGGAGTTGCCCATGATGGTTGGTCAATTAGTGGCAATACTCAAACTATCGTCTTGCAAGGCGAAGTGAATGAGCGTGGTCAAATTATGAATCGCGTTGGTGATACAATCGAAGTTCAGCGTAGAAGCGTTGATGATAACCGCCAAAACAATTGCTCTCATGGCTTGCATATCGGCTCGTTCGATTACGCTAAGTCTTGGGCGGGTGGTGGTCAACTTCTGTTGGTTCGTTTCAACCCTGCTGATGCAGTCAGCGTTCCACAAGATTGTTCCTGTCAGAAACTACGAGTCTGTAAGTATGAAATCATTGAGGAAATCGAAGTCGAAAATGATTCCGAGATTACCGAACCATATTATGGCGTTTATACTGACGGCAATGTAGATGACATTGATAACGATTATGATGAAGATTATGATGATGAGGAGGAATACGAAAATGAACAGTATTAGTGGTATTTATATATTTCTTAATCTTTTTAATTTGGCTATTAGGCTTTCCAAATGAGTAAACCAAACCAAATCATCATAGAAGTAGATGGTCAAAAAGCCACCTACACCCTACAAGGAGACGAAGCTGAAAAGCTAGAAACGACCTTGGGAGCGTTTGAGGATGTGTTAGCAACACATTTTAAAATTGACCCAATGGTAAACTCCTTAGACATCGTAGATGCAGTAGCACTCGATTAAGAGTTAAAAGCGTGGGGGCAGGTAGCGAAAACATCTACCTGTCCCCAAAAAAACAACTGATATAAAATTATAAAAAATTTAAAAAAACTTATGCAAAACGCAAACTATGTAGTCGTAGAAAAGGGTGATAAAAGCATCGTAAACTTTTATTCCACAAAACTGCCCCAATCTTTGGCTTGGGCTAAAGAATGTTCCAGACAAATGAAATCAATGAGTGGCAAAGAATATGAAGTCCTAGTCAAGATAGAAGGTCAACAAGAGCTAATGCAATTAAAAGATTATGAACATACCTTGGGTGGAAAAAGAGATAGCTGAGATTAAAAATTGGCTAGAATTAAACGAAGGTCAATCCTTCCTGCCTACAATGGATATGGATGACCTTTTGCACAAAAAAGAAGTGGCACACAAAAAAGAGGTGCTTGAAATCTTAACAAGAATTAAACATCATTAAAAAATGTATATCGTAGTTCACACAATGAAGCCAGATGGCAAAGATGAATGTTCGTCATTTGAGTCCGACTGGTCAACCCATGAAACCCTTGAGGAAGCTCAAAAAGAATATCAATTCTTGTTAGATTGTCCTCAAATTTACACCGCCTCAATTTGTGGCGTTATCGAATCAACTGATTATTCACCTGCCGAAAACAACAAGATATAAAACAATTATGAAAATACAAACCACAGAAGATATGCAAGATATGCTCGCGGAAGATGCAATGCAATTAGACGGATTAGATGATGCTATTATTGGTGTCAGCACTCAAGGCTATATTGTTTATAGCTATTGGAAGATCGTTCAGAAGTTTATATCCGATGATGGCATGACTGATGAAGAAGCTTTGGAATATACCGATTATAATGTTGTTGGGCTAGACGGAAACGGTAATTGGGTAATTATGTATGATAGGGAGGAATGTATCGTTTTTTAGTATTGCTTTCATTTGTATTGACAGATCGAATCAATGCGTATATCATAATCTTTTCTTATTAAACATATAACCAGTCCTAATCTAATGAATATATTTGCTTTATCAACAGATCACGAAGTATCGGCTAAATGGCATAACGACAAACATTGTGTTAAGATGGTCACAGAGGTGATGCAATGTCTATCCTGTGCTGTGATTCGGCACAAGACTCCAACTCATCTTTTACCCCTGTCTAAGAAAGGCACACCAGTAAAGGGTGGGTATCATCATCATCCTAGCTCAATTTGGGCAGGTAACACCAAAGGAAATTTTGAATGGTTATGTCATCATGGAGTAGCTCTCGCCAAAGAATACACAAGTCGCTATGGCAAGACCCACTTCTGCGAAGCCACTATTACCAAACTATTTTCTTTGATTGATTATATACCAGACGGAAAGCAAGAAGATTTCGCCATCGCTATCTCAGAAGATTCAGAGTGTCGCAAGGTCGAAGGTTTTAGTGATCTTCATCCTTGCCTTCAGTATCGGCTCTATTACAAGCTAGACAAAGCCCACTTAGCAAACTGGAAACAGAACAAGCCTAATTGGTATGACAGGTCAGTAGAAAAAATCATCGCCTCTGCAATTTAAAAAAATTTAAAAAAATATGAAACTACAAAAATTAACACTATCAGAGCAAGTCCTAGTAAGGATTTTGGGGCAATTATATTCGATTGATTCGACTTCAGCCGAAAAGTTTAAAGATGAAGTAGGCGAAGAAGTTTGGTCTTTCGTGGAGAAGCAAGAAGGAGAGTAATATATTGGAGACGTATAGAAAACACGCTATTATACTAATGCAGAAAGCTATCAAAAAAGGAATTTTGGATACAAAAAATGCCGAAGATTTGCTGGAGTTGTTCGACGAAGAATCAGCAGAACACAGTCCTTGTTATGCTTATGACATACTTGAGCAAGATTTATCAAACAAAAGTCATGAGTAACTACGTTGAATTGCCAAGCATAAATTGTATTTATTTCAAAGAAAGTGAAACTATATATATGCTAGAAGGTCGCAAGCCAATTTTCACAAGCGGAACCAAACTAGAAAATATCGACGATCTTTGGGTAAAGCAATTAAGCAAAGAAGATAAAAAACTAATTGAGAAAGATTTAAAAAAATTTAAAAAAATTTAACTATGAATGGAGGACATTTTGATTTATACTTGACTTGAGGTATAAATGGGTATAAACTTATATAAATGAAAGCAATAGAAGCCAACTTATTAGATTTCCCAAATGGGATCAATATGATTTTTCACCAAGCTAATACGGAAAATGTTATGGGCGCAGGTATCGCAAAACAAATTCGTGAGCGTTATCCAGAAGCATATAAGGTAGATAGAGATTATTTCGTGCCAAAAGGCAAGGACAGATTGGGGCATTATACCCAAGCACTTGTAAATGGCGACGATACAGACTATAAAATGGTGGCGAATCTTTATGGTCAAATGTTAAATGAGGATAGTATTTTTGGCATTAGGACTAATTATTTTGCTCTAAGGGATGCTTTGAGAGATTGTTTGGGCAATTATAATGCTTTTTTTTCACATTATGATAAGCCAATTTGCGGTTTTCCTTATGGCATGGGATGTGGATTAGGAGGTGGAGATTGGAAAATCGTAGAGAGTATTATTAAAGAAGCCTTAAAAGAATTTCACCTAAAAGGATTTATTATAAAGTATCAGCCATGAGTAAATTTTTAGATGAATCCTGTATTGACCCAGAAGCGACTCTATCCATTCCAGAGAGTGATGAGTCTAATCCATTCCTACAAGCCCTTATGAGTGGTATATTGAGCCAAGTAGGACGTTGTGACTACTCTGATATAGACAATCACCCAGAATTAGATAGATTAAACAAAGATTTATAATCGCCATTTGAAATTATAAAAGAAGTATTATGAAATTATTTTTAAAAGTTTTTAAAAGTTTATTTAAAATTGTGCTTTCCCTCACCATCGCTATCGTGAGTTTCATAGTAGATATACTCCTTTCACTAGAGTGGAAACTAGAGAGACTAAACTCCAAATTATACCCTCCTCCCTCTGTAAGTAACGAAGAATACATGAAGAAGTTAGTAAAAGAATACAATGAAAGAATAAGTAGAAAAGAAGTAGTTGTAGATTAAAATTATATGGATAGGGAATTGTCCCTCTTAGCTCTCTAAAATAAAACAAAATCTTATTTGATTAACATGAAAACAAAAACGCATTATTATCTAGGTATTACATTATCATATATAGTAGGTCTATTACTTACTGTGCCATTCTTGGTTATATTTGGGTTTATACGGCTCGTAGCCTGCGTTGCGGGCTTGGCGTATGATACGTTTATGTTCACACCAAGAGTTGTAAACAATTTTATATACAGGTATTATCAGCAACAACTGGAATCTGAAAACCATTCAACAAATCTAAACTAATCTGGTGGGAATAGATAAAATCTCAAATAAGCTCTGCCGACGAGTAAACACAAAAAATTTCTACGTTGATTAGTATCAGTAGAATCTGTTGCCGAATTATAACTCGACCAAATATAGTTTGCTGACTAAGCTGTGTGAAAAACAGAATCGAATTTAAATATTTTTAAATATTCACTTTATACCTTCCCCGATATTTCTTATACAAGAATTACTGCTGGACTCCCGTGAGGGATAAGACTGACTACGGCGGTGTAGGTGATGAATTAAAATTTATTTAAATTTCCTTATGCTTTACTGTCGAAAAAAGAACAAAAAAATTGGGAAGATTATTGTGCGCCCCTTTTGCACCTATATATCATATTACACTAAAGACATAAAAATTCCACTGGGAATCGAAAAAATCGCAAATATTGCTTGACAATTATACCAACTTGAAATATACTACCGCTATGAAAATTAAGAAAAAAGAACTAATTCAATACATTAAAGGCTGTGCAGAACAATCAGAGAAACAAGCCTATAATTGGAGTGACGATGGTTATTTTGACGAAGCTTACAAAGCTCAAGTGATTGCTAACTTCTTGAGGGAAGAGCTTGTGCAAGGTATCGAAAATGATTTCGTCAAGGAGAAGTAATGAAACTCAGAATCTTTAGAAACATAAACGGAAGCCATAAGGATAAATTCCCCGATGGCAAAGAGTATCTACTAGATGTAGAGAATGACAACAAGCCCGCCGAATTTGAAAGCATGGAAGATATTTTTAAATTATTTAAAGATGAAGGGTATGACATTTCAACTGAACAAGACCTAATCAATAATGGTATCAATGTAGAAGAAGTTAAATAATGCTCGCCAAAAAATTATCTAACCAAATATGCTTCACTCTTGTTTTTGCTTCTTTTGTATGCTTTTGCTTCCAATTAGTATCACACGGAATTTATCTTGCGATACTGGCGAACACGCTAAAACACCATTGGTTTAAATTTTAAAAAAAAATGGAAATATTTTTAATTATAATAATCCTTACCAGCCTTTTAATAAACTGTTTTACTGAGGTTTAGTCGCCAAATATATATGAAGCCAAATATCGAACTCCACAAACCAAACAAAAAATCTTATACGATTGTCATCTGGGGTGTATTCCTCATAATCCTAATCGCACAAATCTTTTGGTTAGGCAAAGAGGTGGGGGAACTCAAGACTACCATAGAAAAGCAAGAAAAATTTAACGAGGTTCAGTCTGATGTTATAAGCACAATCCTAGACCATCTATTAAACGAAATCAAAAAAGACGAAGGTTCTAAATTTATTTAAATTATTTTAAATTTTGTTTGACATTGTGAAGTATTAGTGCATACTGGTTTACATGATTAAGAAAACATTAAACAAAGATGGCACACCTCGTAAGACAGGTAGTGGTCGCAAGAAGGGTGCAAAGTCCTTTGTCAACATCACCTTAGCCGAACTAGAAAAGTTTTGTGGTTCAGCGACAGGTATTCCAGTTAGTCGTGTATGGCTAGAACAAATGGGTGCGTGTATCCAAGGCACTGCTCCTACTCCTGTATCAACTATTGCACCAGAGCCAGAAGCCGAACAAAAAATCTCATTCACTCTACATCAGTAACATGACAAAAGAAAAAGCATATATTATAGCCTCATCACATTTTTTGTGCAATGAGTTTCCCAAAGGATTACTAGATAAAGATGAATCTGAAGTAATGGATTTTATCCGAGACAACAAGTGGGAGCCATTTGAATCGTGGGAACCGCATGGAATTTGGGGTTTGATTGAAGACCTAGCTGAAGATTTTTTAAAAAACTCTGCACAAAAGGATTGACACAACCACAAAAATCCACATACTGAAAGTCCTATGATTACTAAAACTATGTTCAAAAACCTAATCGGTCAAGACGAGGTAAAGCGTCAGCTTTCCTTTTACGCTAAAGCACAAAATTCTACTGGAGTCGCACCATTTCTTATGTTGAGTGGGGCAAAGGGCTTGGGTAAGACAGAATTCGCCAAGGAGTATGCTTCCAACCTCAAGAACAAGGATGGCAGTCAACGCCCATTCCTTGAGATCAACTGCTCCACTATTAAGAATGCTAATGCTTTCTTTGAGCAAATCTTCTTGCCTATCGTGATGCATAACGAGATTACCATCCTATTGGACGAGGCACACATGCTTCCCAAGGATTTGGTTAATGCCTTCCTTACTGTATTCAACACAGAGAAGAGCAACTTCAAAGAGTATCATCATGGTGAACAGATTTTTGCTTTTGATTTTGCCCAACAGAATTTTATCTTCGCTACTACTGAGATGGATAAGTTGTTTGCTCCCTTCAAGGATCGCCTCACTATTGTGGACTTCAAGCCCTACACAGTTGACGAGCTATCTGAAATTATTGATTTGGTTTGTGGAGAGATCGAGTTTGAAGATGGGCTTCTGCAAGACATCGCTGAGACTACAAGGGGCAACGCTCGTTCAGCAGTCAAGCGTTCCAAAGAGATCATGCTCTACTGCGAGTCTGTGAATGACAAGGATTATTCCAAGAAGGATTGGGAGAAGATGTCTCACACCTTGGGCATCAAGCCTCTTGGGTTGTCCAACATTGAGATTGAGATTCTCAGCATCCTCAAGGATCGTGGCAACTGCTCGCTTCAGATGCTATCAGCCGTCACAGGCATGTCTCGCACAGCCATCCAGAAAGAAGCAGAACTCTATCTGCTCAAGCGAGGTCTGATGAAGATCGATGGTCAACGTGAGATAAGTGGAAAGGGTATGAATATACTACAAAAAATTTAGTATTAGTTATCATAAATGAGAATTCGGTAGGGTGTGAAAGCCCTGCCGATTTTTTTTGCGCCCAAATAAGCTCGACAATCTATACCACATCAAATATAGCTGACAATTCGTATCAAGTCAAATAAAGAGTAATATATATACTATACAAAAAAAAGAATAAGCTGCCAAAATTACATAAGTTGTTGAATATCAAGGGTTTGCGGGATCGCGGGGGCCCCAGCCCCGCAAGTCATTGACTTACAGGGACTTATGGGATCAGTAGTCTGGTTCGTCAGGCAGGTGATCAAAGTAGTTGCAGGGGTCACGAAACCCAACATCTGCATCAGGGTAGGCAGCTTGAGCCTCCTCAATGGTGTCGAAGTTATCGACGAAGCGTTTGCAGGTTTGACCCGCAAGCACTGAAGACTCAGGGTATTCCCCGAACTCATAGACGGAGAAGCCCCCGCCTTTCCCATTTTCTATTGTTTTATCCATAACTAACAGTATGGTTATTTTTTTGTGGTTGTCAATAGATTTTTTAAAATTTATTTAAATTTGTAAGTCGTTCTATATCAAGGAGTTGCGCGTCGGGGTGGGCCCCAGCCCCGCAAGTGCCTGATAGTCAAGCACTTACGAATTTAATCGTCGTGGATTAAATGCGGGCGCGATTTATACCAAGCCCTGATCATTGCAGAAGTCCAATTCTTGGGCTCGCTTTCAAGCCAAGAGCGCGGCTTCTTTTCGTAAAGCTCAATCTCTTTAGCCACACGAATTTTTTTCTCTTGTTCCGTTTCTTTTTTAAAGGGTAGTTTCATTTTAGTCTAATGGTTTTTTGTGTTTGGTTTTTCGGTTGTATTTCGATCTGTCAAAAAAAGGGCGGGAGGGCAAAAGCCCTTGCCCCTTGCGAACACTTTTCAAGATGTTCCGAAGATTAAGTTTTGGAGGAATTGATTTTGCCATTTGCGGGAGTCCTGTTCGGGTGTCCTATTTTCAAGGGTCGTATTAAAGCGCGAGAACTCGTCTTGCAAGTCGGCTTCGGTTGTGGGCAATTGCCCAATTTGGTCGGTTGGATTTTTTTGTTCACAGATTTTTTTGATTAGGTTATATCGTTCAGTATGATTCATGATTGAGGGTTATTATTAGTAGAATTAAGAGGGTTAGAACTATTATCATTTTGTTAGCCTATAACAAAACCTGTTTCGTCCTTCTTGGCAAGTCCTTTTTGCACAAGTCCTACAATTTTATTTTTACCATCCAAGAAACGCAAGTCAGTTTCATCGCCGTTAACAACTTTAACAGACTTCCAAGACTTTGGAAACTCATTGCGAAAGACTGCCGCGACATTTCCGCCAAGCTTGAGAACCAAGTCAACCAAGTTGTCATTGCATTCACTGCGCGAAAAAGTAAGATGGTAGTTGCTTGGCATTTTACCTTTGAGATATTTTTGCATACGAGGAAAAGACTTGGTATAATCGTAGAATTGAACATCTGGATACATTTCCATAAGCGAAAGCTTTTTTCCGTCCGATTCAACCTTTATGCTTTCCCAAGGCAAGTCACTTGTAAGATTAAGACGGAAGCAAGGCTTCATATCTTTTTTTGCGGAAAGCTTAACAGCGTTGCCAATCTCTTTAGCAAGTTGCCAAGTAAAAGCATTTTTATCGGCAAAGAATTTTTGTGTTTTTGCAATGCGAGATTTTTGAACATTCGACATCGCGCCACGTCCAGCGGTGTTAAGACAAGCGGCGGCGCATCCAGCAGAAGCGTGAGCGCAAACATTTTTGCCAGCTAAGTTAAAAGGCGCAAGGTGCAGACCAAAAGTAGTCCAGCCAAGTTTTTCGCCTTTGATTGTTTTCGAGTTTCCTGAGTTTAGTAGTTTAGTCATAAAAGGTATTATCTTATTTTTTATTAGTTAAGTCAAGGGATTTTCTAACAAAATTTAAAAAAACTTTTTTAAAAAAAGACTTGACAGCCGAGCGAAGAGCTAGGTAAAAAAAGTTTCGTAAGTCGTTGAATACCAAGGACTTACGCGTCGCGGGGGGCCGCGGCCCCGCAAGTCGTTGATTATCAAGCACTTATGAATGTCAAGTAAAAAAGAAAAAGCCCCGCCCTTTCGGGCGAGGCGGTGAGGCTAGGCTAGGAAGCGTTTAAAACCAGCTCGCTTTGCGGAGCTTTCGCCCCTGCGTAGGTGTCGAGGACACTATACAGCGAGTTGGAGCGATTCGCCACGTTGAGCGAGTTGCCGCGCCACACGTTCGTGAAGGCGTTTTGAAGCGACCAAAGGTCACGCCCCTCGAAATTCTCATGCTCTGGCTTGTGCCATTGTCCGAAGATGTCGGCAATTTGAGTTTTGCCACACGCACCAGCTTGGAAGCCGCGCAAGATAAGATCATGCGCCGTGCGGTCATCAATCTCGCAAGACTTGTAAGAGTCAATGCGATTGTCGGAAGTAGTCCAAGAATCCATCAACTGCCCAATCGCACGAGAAATGATTTGCGGTAAGTCGCGCATGATGTGAGTAGTATGACGGCGACCAAGCACAATCTCATTAGAGAAGATCAGATTAGAGCAAACGAAAGGTGCGTCACCTGCCGAGATGCCTGCACGGAACGCTTTGTCGTGCGAGTTGCGGAGGCACATGACTGTGCCAACGTCATCCCCATGCTTGCGACCTACGCCGCTAACTTGGAAAAGACCAAAGTAGCGTTGCCCGTAGCGGTGCAAAGCATGATGCTCTTGCACAATGTCAAGCGAAGGGTTGTTGTCGATAGCCGAGCGAAACTCAGAAACCAAAGCATCGTGAGCAACTGGAGTCCAGCGATCAGAAGCCTCTGGAGTTTTCACAGCTTTGACTTCATCAAAGTCGCATTGCTTTGATTCGCAAACATTAAGGTTGAGGAAGTTTTCGTTGATAGTAACCATAGTATTAGTATTTAGTATTATTATTTAATTGTGAGATTACATCTTATAAGAAAAGTGGTGTGGTGTCAAGCGTTTATCGAAATAAAAATGAAATATTTTTTGTTTTTAAACTGGCATGGATCTTGAGCCTAGGAGCAGTCAAGGTTCCGTAAGTCGTTGTTTATCAAGGACTTGCGGGCGCGGGGGGGCCGCAGTCCACGCAAGCCGTTGAATATCAACAACTTATGAGACTAGCCTTTATCATTGTAGGTGTCACTTCCACAGAGCCGACTTTGACGGGATAGCGATTAGGGTTAGCCACATAGAAAAATCTGTGCGATTGGTAAGGGTTATATTTTACCAACTCAACGGGAGTTTTCTTTGGCTGCTCAACTCTTTCGCCAATGATGAAAGCATGAACGTTTTTTCTTTTCTGTTCCAAGACTCTTCTACGTCCTGCTTGCGAGACTTCAAAAGAAGCATTGTTCAAAAAGATTTGCTGAACGTGATCTGTAACACGCCAACCTTTTCCCTCGACCCATGATTGAACCGAAAGGCATTTTTTGTTGAGGTTGCGATAGACTCTGACTTTGTTTTTGTTTACCATGCTGTGCTTTGTATTTCTTTTCTGTGTTCTTCGTAGGTTTCGATGTACTCCTGCAAGTCGCCAAGTGTTTCAAACCTAGCTAGTTTTTCTTCGTCTTCCATGCACTCTACCACAATGTCTCCACCTTCTTCGTAGTGTTCGTAACAGTATTCATTTATTTGTTCGATTGTCATATTATAGTTCCTCCCATCCGACTGATTTACACATTAAGGTTGTTGGGTGTCCGTTAGAATCACGGATCTTAACGACATCGCCAACGCTTGTCGAGTGAAAAGTTTCCTTGTCCGAGCAGTTTTCCCACAGAGCCAAAAGAATTTTTTCGTGCGCTTTGGTTATAAGCTCAATCGGTGCGTTGGTTACGTGAAACAAAAGCTCAGCAAGCTTTGACGGAATGTGTGGATAATCGATGTGTTCTGCATTCAGTCGAACAGAGAAAACGCATTTTCGAGCGACTTCCCATTTCTGAACAAAAGGTTCATCTTCAGAGCGGTGTAGTGATAAGGTTATTGTTTTCATATTAGTATAATGTATTATTTTTTGTGATTAGTCAAGCATTACTTTGCATAAGACGCATCGTAACCATTTTCTTCTAAGATTTGAATAATTGACGGAGATAGAGCAAAAACTCCATCATAGTCAACCAACTCTTTGCCCTCAAACCAAAGACCTCCTTCGGCATACCATTCTCCTCCTCCTGTTTTTTCATCGTACATTTCAAACGAGCCATAGTTTTTGTTTGGCTGTACATGCACGGATATATTCATCTGCACTCCATTTTCTTCACGGATTGTTCCGAATGAGTTTTCGAGGGCGAGGTCTTCAGTAGTTGTTTTTGTGATGTTCATATTAGTATAATGTATTATTTGATTCGGCGAGTCAACCCCTTTTTTAAAATTTATTTAAATTTATTTAAATTCGTAAGTTGTTGATTATCAAGCACTTGCGGGTCTGCACTGGCCCCCGCCGCGCAAGTCGTTGACCACCAAGGACTTACAGAACTCTTAATCCATATAGCGAAAAGCCGCCTTACCCCAAACACACAAAGGGTAAGACGGCACACACACGTTGCACACACTACAACAAAAGAATTCAAGCTGGCTTTAAAATGGCAGAGAAGATGGGATTCGAACCCATGGAACCTTTTTGAGGTTCACCTCTTTAGCAAAGAAGCGCTTTCGACCGCTCAGCCACTTCTCTAGAAATTTAAGCCGCCTCGCCCTAACCGCAAGATAGTCACAAGACGAGACGGCACACACACATGTTACAACAACAAAAGGTTAGACAAGTTTAATTTTTTCGATTCTGTGCTTATAGAAAGAACGGATGCCGCTATGCTTCGCGCCAGTGGCGTAAGAGTAGGTATTGAACATATCGCCCAAGTCTTCAATGAAGTTCATGTCAATGACATAAGAGCCGACAGTTTCATCAGACTTTTTCTTGTAGGTGATTTGAGCCATATTATTCTTAGCGAAAGCGCGACGAACAGCAAGGCGGGTTTTTTGGATTGGATTTAGTTTTAGGTTTTTCATGTTTTCTTTTCTCCGTTTTGGATTTTCGATTGTTAAGATTATATCTTAGCAGATTTTTATGTTATGTCAATACTTTTTTAGGAAGTTTTGCGATTTTTTCTAACAAGTCATTAGCAGAGTCTACATTAAGGAAGCCTGCGACATCGTCTGTAATTTCTGGGTGTTTGGCAATGCATCCATTCTCATCCAGCAATGCAAGCTCTAAGCCGTAAGAAGAATCGTGTAGGACTACAGAAGCTCCATAGCCATTAGGAAACTCAAAAATCTTTTGCCAACCAAAAAGTTCTTTACGTTCGGTTAATGTCATAGTGTGATGAGAGGTGGATGAGACTTTGAATATTTGTTGTATGGTGTCTTTGTTCATAAGGCGTATAATATTATTATTTGTTTTGGTTGTCAAGGTTTTGTTTGAAGTTTCTTCTCCACCTCGCAAGACCAAGCATTCCTATGCGCTTGAAGGTCTCCCAATTTGGCTTGGGGTCTGACAGTTCTAGCCATATTTTCATTCTTCGTTTGGGATCTATATTCACACCTAATAGTATACCAAACCGAATCGAAATAGCAAGCAAATAAATAGCAAATCGAACACTTTTTTACGGCAAATAGTGTAAAGTATTGATAGTCAAGGACTTCGGGAACAAAAAAAACTTACAGGTTCTGTAAGTTGCTGACTATCAAAGACTTGCGGGTCGGGGCGGGCCCTGGCCTCGCAAGTCGTTGAGAAACAAGGACTTACACAGTCCCAACGTGCTCCCCGTCGCGCTCGATCGCCCAGCCCTCGTAGAGGTCGATATGCCTCACGTCACCACGCCCAACAGTAGGGCAGTAGATCATGGCGAGTTGCCCGCAAGAATAGGTGAACATCACCTGCACAGTGCGAGCGTGGTTGCGAGTCGGGCGGAGGAGATCGTCTTTTTTGATTATCATGACTACAGTCTAACAAAAAAAATCGTTCTGTCAACTGTTTTTTTAAAAAAAATTAAAAAAAATTTAGATTACATAAGTTATTGATCACCAAGTACTTGCGCCGCTCACGCCGCCCCCGCCCCGCAAGTCGTTGACTATCAAGGACTTATGAGTTCCTCTTCTCTCTCTTCGCGGACTAGGTCAAAGACCTCGGCTAGGGTCTTCACCTCACCCGTTTCGCCGTTGGTGAGGGTTTCCTTGTTGCCACAAGGCTCGCAGAATTCGAGCCAGTCGCTACCGAGAACGAGGGTGTTGGTACCGCCCATAGGGCGGCGAGTGTCGCAGAAACAGCAATGATCAGCCATAATTTTTTGTGTGGTTAGGGTTAGCGGAAGTCAGCGTTGTGCATGAGTTCCTGTTGGAAAAGTCGCTCTTGGCGTTGAGCCTCGCCACGCTCGCGCTCGGATTGCTCGCGAAGCATTGCAGTTTCAAACTCGGCGAACTCAGCCTCGGACAAGTCAGCCCAAGGGTCGAAGGAAGCAGGAGTGGCGGAAGGAGTGGATGTATTTTTGATTGTCATAATTAAAAGAATAAGAAAAAAGGTTAGGCTGTCAAGGCTTTTGCGAAAAAAAGATTAGAAATCTGACATTCTTTCTTCGCGTTCCATCGCGTCCCAAGCCTCGTCGTCGAGTTGCTTTTGAGAAGGGACAGGAAGCGGAGCGACCTCGTCGAGGCGAGAGACGGGAACCCACTGTTCGCCGCCATCTTCATCCAAGACCCAAGCGAGACCCATCTTGACGTCACCGACAAAGACAGGGATGGAAAGATCGAGGAGGGCTTCTGTGCCAGATTTGATTTGTGTTGTAGTTATCATACGAGTATTGTATCAGAGAAAATCGGAAAAGTCAACCCCTAAACGCATCTTTTTTTGCTTTTTTTTAACTTTTTTTTCGTGCGGCAGATTGGCACGGCAATTGACACGAGCGCAGTTCGGGGTTTCGTAAGTCGTTGTATATCAAGCACTTGCGCGGCGGGGCGGGCCCCCGACCCGTAAGTCGTTGACTATCAGTAACTTACAGATGCTTTGAGACCTTTGTCCAATAAATTTCTAGATTTTTTTGCTTTTGGTCGCTCTTTGGATTTGCAACACGCTTCCAAGCTGATCCGCCCCCGTTCCATATAAAAGCAAGATGTTTTGCGTTTAACTTTTCACCATTGCGTTTGATATACTTTTCATAGTGACGAAAGATTCCGATTGCGATATTGTGAGAAGTCAAGCGGTTTGACATTTGCTGATGTTTTACATTCGTGCCGTAGATACGATTATAGTCGTCCAACATGATTGGTCTGATCTGAAGAGAGCCTAACGCTTTTTCGCTTTCGTTATAAGCAGAAGGATTGCAATTGCTTTCCACTTTTTCTAAAGCAATAATTAAATCAGTTAATGTTGCACCTTGCGCGATTGATGCGCAGATGGCGAATATTAGTATTAGTTTTTTCATAGTGTTTTTTTAAAAAACTTTCGATTTCGTTTTGAGGATGTAGGCTCATACAAGAAAAGTAACGTTTATCGGTTTTCCTTCTGGGTGCATTTCAGATATCCCCCTATAGTGTAAGGGAATGTCTTCTACATAGGTCGATGCCCCGTGGTATTTTGTGCGCACGTAGCACTTAGCGTTTTGCGGCATTTCTTTTAGCTTCGCGATCACCTCCGCAACTGTAGGTGCGTCCCCGTATTTCCTGTATTTAGTTTCCATTATTTAAAACATCGCCTTTGATACTGCCTTTGACACTTCCCCAGATATTGCCCCTAACATCTCTGTAGATATTGCCGCCGACATAGCCTCCAATAGAGCCTTTTACATTGCCTCTGATACTGCCTTCAATAGTACCCCTAACATCGCTCCATATATTACCTTCTACAAAGCCATAAACATAGCCGTGGATATCGCCTTCGACATTCAAAACCCTAAGGTTTCCCTCGGAGTCGCGTTTGAACGAAACGAGTTTTTTGATTTCTTCTAGTGTTGGTTCTTTTTTCATAGTGTTTTTTTAAAAAACTTTCGATTTCGTTTTGAGACACAGAGAACCCCGTCAGAGTATCCAATGTCCGTGGCGTATCCAGATTTTATAAATTTGCGCTCTAATTCTTGGAGCCGTAAGTGATAGTGGCACTCTTCGTAGTCTGTTGGCACATATATGCGAACGACCATTTCTAGTGGTTCGTCTGGCGTCATTCCCCACCCGATATGTTTTCTTTGAAATGTTAGCTTCATAGTTTATATTGGTTTGTAGTATGGTTATTTTTGTTCGATTGTCAAGCGATTTTGGAAAGTTTTTTCCATTAATTTTTGCTCGGTGCGACCATAGATTGCGCCCCAATTCTTGGCAGGGATCGCAGGGTAGAGTTTGCGTTGAGTGTTGTAGCTCGCTTGCGTGAGGTGGTCGATTACCGAATCAATTTCTTTATTTGTTATCATGCTTACAGTATGGGGATAAAAACGAGAAAGTCAACCCTTTTTTTAATTTTTTTAACTTTTTTTCAGTTGCGTAAGTCATTCACTATCAAGCACTTGCGTGGCGCGGGCGGCCCTGGCCCCGCAAGTCGTTGATATTCAAGGACTTACATGATTGCGTTTATCGCAACCCCTGAGACGGTGTCAAACATTTTTTGAAACCAGCCAATTTTGTTTGCGATGAAGTAAGTGCAAGCCGCGATTGTCAAGCAAATTGCAGTTGTTTTGTCAATTATTATTTTCATTTTATTTTATTGCGTTGTCGATTTCCTCAAAGCGATGCCAAGAGCTTTCTTTGATTTGTTGAGCTTTGTCGTCGAGCTTAAGCCCGACGAACATTGCTAACCCAAGAATTAATCCAAAAAGAACAAGAGCTAAAATTTCCCAAATTTTCATTTTTTTTATTCTCCGATTGGGTAGCCTTGCTCTATCCAAGCTTGGCGTTGTAAGTCTTCTCTTTCAGTCTCTCGGTCGAGCGACATGATTAGAAAAGCAGTAAGGACTCCACACATTACAAGTAGGCAGAGGGCGAGGGTTTTTGTTTCGTTGTCCATTAGTATTATTTTGATTGGTGGTATTCAGCCATATATTGAACGCTTCTTTCAAGCTTGTCAAGTATATCTTGAGGGTTAATTCCTTCAGCGATCTTGAGGTTGTTAAGAATCTCTACGTCGCTAGCACGACCGCCGAGTTCACGACCGAAGCCATAGCGACCATCTGTAAAAGAACAGCGACCATAAGTGATATCAGTCAAAACCATAGGCTTGTTGTCAACGATGTAAGCCTTACCGAGTGTGAGTGTGTTTAGTGTTTCCATGATTAACAGTATGTTTATTTTTGTGTGATTGTCAAGCGATTTTGGAAAGTTTTTTGAGAATTATTAAAGATCCAAAAGAAGCGTTTCCCAAGTATCAAGCTCGGCGGCGTGGAACTCTGCCTTGTCAAGATCATTCTTTTCAAGTGCTTTTTCGTAACGAGCCTTGTGCAGGGCAATTTTCTTTTGTATGGATTCTTTTTTAAGCATGATTACAGTATGGTTAAAAGTAGTGGAAAGTCAAGCGGTTTTTTTAAAAAAAGTAAAAAAAAGTTTTTTTAAATTGGCACGGAGTTTGAACAGCGGTTTCGTAAGTGCTTGATTACCAAGGACTTGCGCGGCGCGGGGGGCCGCAGGCTCGCAAGTCGCTGATATTCAACGACTTACGAAGTTGGCTAAGGGTTCTGGTCGACGACTTCGTCGCCGCACCAGATCATCCAATCTTGACAAGGGCGGGCGAACTCGTAAGCCGCATCAAGACCTCGGCGAGACTTCGGAAAGTCGCGAACTTGTTCAAGCATTTCGCCTGAGTTAGAAAAATCTGCGGTAGTGACTGTGTATTTTTTATTGTTTATCATGTATACTACAATAGGGATTCAAGCGGTGATGTCAAGCTTATCGTAAACTTTTTTTAATTTTTTTTAACGATTCTTTAGGCGAACCATCACATCTTTATTTTCTTCAAGGGTCTGAGCGAAAAGAGCGTCGCAAAACACTCGCCATTCTTCTTCAGTGATGATGCCATCGTTGAGAGCGAACCACATCTTTTGATATTCTGCGCGTGTAATTTTATCTTTCATAATTATTTGCATTCGGATTTTTCGAGACGGACTAAGCCGCGAACTTCTAAGCAAGAAGCGATGAAGTCAGCCCAGTCATAATCCATTTCATCGAGGGCTGCCCAGTATTGGCGAGAGAAGTGCAGTTGTTCATTCATGTTTTATAGTATGGTTATTTTTGTGCGATTGTCAACTGTTTTTGAAAATTATTTTCAAGTTTTTTAGCCACGCCCTCGCCGTAGACTTTGCCCCAGCGACCAGCTTTGATCTCTGGGTAGAGTTTGCGTTGCGTGTTGTAGCTCACTTGCGTGAGGTGGTCAATGACGTTGTCGATTTCTTTATTGCTTATCATGTCTTACAGTATGGCTAAAAGTTGGGGCTTGTCAAGCTTATCGCAAAGTTTTTTTAATTTTTTTTAGTAGCGACCTATGCGAGCTAGAGATTTTTCTTCGCGAAGAAAGCTCTCTTCTTTTTCTTCTTCGCTCTCGATCAACTCGTCTTGTTCCAAGTCGCCGTATTTGACGAAGAACTCGCGACCGTCATCATCGGAAACAAGCACTTGTGGATAAAAGCCGTATGCGTCAATGACGAAGACAGTTGAGTTGTCAGTTGTGAGGAGAGCGGATTTGTTTTCTATTATGTTCATGCTTTATAGAATGTAAAATTTCGCACACGATGTCAAGCCCTCAGATAAAAAAAACAATTTTTTTTTTGCGATTACCCTACCCTATTGTTAAACAAATGCGTCCAGAGAAACACAGAACAAGCGGGGGGGAGGGTTTTCTAAAAGTCTCAACACATTTTCACCATAGCAAATTACTTAAGTGCGAAAAAAACCCAGACCCTATTTCTAAAAAGGCATTTTATTTGATTTATAAACGTTATCTCTAAACCAAAGAGGTTGCAAGTTAGTATAGTAGTTAGTGCCACCCTTCGAAACAGGAATAATGTGGTCTATTGTCCAATACTGCCATTTATCATCACACGTAGATTTTCCATAGTTATCCCAAGTCATACCTTCTTGAAATTGAGATTCAAGATGGCGTTTGAGTTCTTTATTTGTTAAACCTATTTCTTTTTTATAATTATCTTCTGGAGTCTTTATGAAACTTCTAAGTCTCTTTCTAACGTTTTGGTGTATTTTGTATTCTGGTTTTTGGTTTAGTTGTCGTCTTTTTTCTTTGCCTTGTGGCGAATCCCTCCATTTCTTTGATGATTTTAGTCTACGCTTTCTATCAGCGGGGGCTTCATTTTTAAGCTTATTTTTGTTATAAGTGCTTGTACATTCTTGGCATCTATAAGAATAGTAAGTAATGCCACTCTTAGTGTATGTTTCAAATTCCGAAAGGGGGAAAATACCACCACAGGTTTTACATATTCCTTTTTGATTTTTTTCATCAGTATATATTAATACATGATTTTTTCCATCTGGTATGGCCCAACCCTCTTTTTCTAATTCTTTTAGTTTTGATTCTGGGATTTTTATTTTTGAAGAACTATGTCGAGTATACTTACCTTTAGATAGTTTTTCGGCTAAAAAGTTTAACTCTTTTTTGGCGGTAAAGCAAAAATAACCATTACCTTCATAACTTAAAGGGACTTTTATTTTTTTTAATCCCAACTTAGTGAAAAACAATAATTGCCAAACTTTTTTATCTTCGATACCCTCTTGCCCAAAAAGTCCCAAGCCTCTTAAGTATGAAGCTAATTCTTTAGTGTTGTAAAAATCATTTCTATCTGCGTTTAAAACAGTTTTAAAATAATTTTTTTGAAAGATTGATGAGTATTTTTCTTTATTCAGAATCTCATAATCTAAAAATTGTCCCACCTTATTTCTCTTGATGAGTATATCATCAACATCTAAGATATCAGCGCAAATTTCTTCGACGACAATTTTCTCAATTAATTTGGAACCTATTTTGATTTCAACAGAGTGAAAATCATCGCATTCAACTAAACTACATTTACAATAACCCATAATATATTTTTATTCATTTCAGTTTATTTTTAAAATTGGTACTCCGACCAGGATTCGAACCTGGAACGCAAGATTAGAAGTCATGTGTTATATCCCTTTAACTATCGGAGCGTTTGTTTTTTGTGCCAGTTCAAAAAAGTGTCAATATCCGCTAATTGATTATATTCGATTTCATATCTACTTTGATCATAAGTGAAATTATTGGTTTTGGTCCCAGCTTTCTTTAAGTCAGCTATTTTGAAAAACTTTTTTTTGGATATAATGCCGCATATCCAAACAACGCTAAAATCATTCTTGACTCTACTGAAAATATAGTAATCGGTGTCTCTATTTTTTTGCTCTTCATATAGGGTGGCACTATAATTAGACATTGGTTTGCTATTGCATCCTTGAGCTTTGGAATCTATTGTGTCTGAGTTTTTTAAAACAAAATCAACAGAATAACCTTCGGCATAAACTATATCTGCATAAGTATTGCTAATTGCTGCTTCAGCTAGATAACCAGTTATTCTTTGTCTTTGTTTGTTTGATCTGTGAGTGCCTGTATGTCCGAACATTTCATAGAATTTTTTATTTCTTTGATTTGCTTCATCAAGCATGAATTTTGTGACTTCAACTTCTACCATGAGTGTGTATACTATTAGCCCCAAAATAAAAGTCAAGCTAAAAATGGTGGGCCCTGAGAATTACGATATCTCGACCTAACGATTATGAGTCGTTTGCTCTTCCTCTGAGCTAAAGGCCCTAAAAGTGTGAGGGAGTCGACCGCTACGCAATCCTTATCCTCATTATCAACCCCCGCCGTCGCAGAGGAATTACAAACTCAATCTAAAACACCAATATAAGATTTGATCAGATTCTTATACTTTTTCGCCAAAGTGTGCATCAATGATATAGGAGTCTTTCGACTCTCACGGCACATATGTCCGAATTTCGTCATTAAGAGGCATGGCAGGTCTACTTTAATAATAGTTAACCCAATAGATGACGTAGAGAAGTTACCTTGTATGACAAATGATCGATCTAACAGCATGCCGCTCAATCAACGCTTATTCCACAAGCCTCATATCTTAGCACGTTTTACACTACATTTTCGATTGCCCCCGATTGGAACGGTGGATCATTACCCAATACTTCTTCAAAAGCATTGGAACTATTAAAAAAAACGCCCCAATGGTGATCAACCCATTGCTCCCTGTTGTATTCCGCAGAATTGTTTCAGGTGAGTAACCATCACTGCTCGTATGCAGGATAGGATATAGGACAAGATGGCAGGTTCGGCAGGATTTGAACCTGCGAATGACTGGATCAAAACCAGTTGTGTTAGGCCGCTTCACCACGAACCAATAAAATGGTACACCCTCTGGGACTTGAACCCAGAACCAATTGATTAAAAGTCAACTGCTCTACCATTGAGCTAAAGGTGTTTAAAGGTGGTGCATCTGGAGCGAATCGAACGCTCATCTTCTGGGCCAGCGAATGGAAGCCAGACATAATAGCCGTTATACGACAAATGCAAAAAAAGCTGTTCAGGCTGGATTCGAACCAGCATTGCCGAAGCACGGATTAACAGTCCGCTGTATTACCTATCTACCACTGAACAATAAAAAATGGTACAAGCGACAGGATTCGAACCTGTAAAACCAATGGTGCCAGATTTACAGTCTGGTGCAGCTAACCGTATCTGCCTCACTTGCTTAAAAATGGCAGAGAGAGTGGGATTTGAACCCACGGATGCTTTCACATCAACAGTTTTCAAGACTGCCGCCTTAAGCCGCTCAGCCATCTCTCTAAAAATGGAGGTCACACTCGGATTTGAACCGAGAAAGGCTGATTACAAATCAGCTGTTTTGCCAATTAAAACTATGCGACCTAAGTACCCCTACACGGATTCGAACCGTGGTTGACGCGATGAAAACGCGGTGTCCTAACCAGACTAGACGATAGGGGCTTAAATGGTTGCAGGGGCAGGAATTGAACCTGCTCACGAAGCTTATGAGACTCCGTTGGCTACCTAACCTCCCTACATAAAAATTTCAAAAAAATAAACTATCAAAGATCAATAACAAACACTATGTATATAAAAAATAAAATGTCAACCCCAAAAACAAAAAACCCCAACTTTTTTACAAGTCGGGGCTAAGTTGATTCGGAGAGTTATAAAAAACTACACAACGAAAGCCCCAATACTTGATTGTGGTCCATTATTCGTTTCTGTTGTCTTTATAAGCATCTGCGTGTTATATTACACTTAAAAGCAAAAAATTAAATTAAAATTGGTTTTATTAATAAACTGTGTAAGACGAAAGGTCGCCTTCTGTTACAGTGTAGCCCGTGGAAATTCCAGCGAGTGCGTCTACCTCCGCAATTGTTGAGTTAAGGGCGGAAGTTAAGTCTCCGTAGAAGGGTCCAGCTTTTGGCGTCGTGAATGTTGATACTAGTAGCAACTTGGTGTCATTCACGGCAAAAAGAGGAGACCCAGAATCTCCAGCAATTATGGTTTTGTTGAAAGCTAGTCTGTCTGTTTTTACTGGAACTGAAAAAAGAGCTCGATTATATGATCCAGACGAGTCATAAACATAATTAAAATCAAGTAGCACCACTTTGTTTTCTTGGTTTAGGGCAATGATTGGTAAGGAGTTTGCTGCAGCGGAATTATTTCCTGAGGGTAAATAGGTTGCGTAATTGCTGGGAAAGATTTCACAGGGGGTGATGTCGTTGGGGAGATCTTCGTTTAACAGAGCAATGTATACATCGGTTGGGTTTGCACCGTTGTCAACGCGCTTTCCTTGGATAACAGTTCTATTGAAAACAGTTCCGTCAGTTCCAACAAATCTTACGGTTGTCCCATTTCCGTACCTATAATGATTAGCCAAGACGACGTGTCTTGGAGTGACAAGGGTTCCAGCCTTCTTCGTTCCGCCAGATGAGTTCCAAGGCGACTCGCAGGTTAAGGCGTCAAGGTGAGACGCATTTAAGATTAACGAACTGTTTCTGGTGTAGTTTTGTGAGGCATGGTTCTCAGTTGAAAATAGACTCTGCTGAAGGCTTGTTGATGCGCCCGATAGAGAGGTGTCTATGGTAGTTGTCAAAGCTTCTCTAGCTGTGCCTGAAACGCCGCCCTCAATAACTTCAGTGGTAATGCCACCCGATACATCTAAGTTAACTATCAACGCCCTAGTTACAGTGTCTGTTCCCTTAGCTGCTACAATAGTTATCGTTGTTGAGGCTGACTCTTCAACCAAAGAGGATATGACTCCAAATGAATCAACTTCAATTTCAGCAGCGTTACTGCTTGAGTATGAAAAAGAAACATCTGCGGCGCCAAGGGAAGTGCTGTAATTGAGTAGGGGATACAAGTATGCAATCTCTACCGAGGATGAAGACGTGGAGCTGGTGATAGTTTTGTCATCTTCTGTAATTGAAGACTGGGACTGAGAGCCTAAAGCGGAGGCCTCTTTAACCACGTTAATGTCAAACCAGAACTTTAATGGCTTTCCTTCGTTTTCTATAGCCGTGCCTAAGTTTGTCATCCTTGATTATTTTCAGTTAGAGCCCCGTCTAAACATAATCTAGTTTTTCCTGCGCCTGAAACCGTTTCAAAGGTTGTTGAGGTTCTACAAGAGATCAGAGTTCCTGTTAGAGTGCCGCTTTTTCCGAAAGAGTCGTCACCGCCTACGCAGTTTGTATACGTGCCACTAGCAGGAGAGTAACCACCAAACGACCAATCGCCCCCTATGCATCGAGTAAATGTTCCGCTGGATAAGCCCTGTGCTGTATACCAACCGCCAAAGGAGGATGCCCCGCCCTCGCAATTAATAAAAGTTCCGCTGGCTGTTCCAGACCCACCAAACGAATTTTCAAAGGGAGCCTCGCAGTTTATAAAAGTTCCGCTGGCTGTTCCAGACCCACCAAAGGAATTAGTAGTTGCGCGGCAATCAATGAAAGTTCCGCTGGCTATTCCACCATTACCGCCAAAAGAATTTGCTCCACCAAAGCACGAACGGAATACCTGTAAAGGCTTGTCACCCACAATAGTATTGGATGCCATTTGTAAACCATAGACAAGAATATTATTTGCCGAGAAGGATATGCCAGCTCCATCAATGTAAGTATTTAGCTTAGAAGCATCCCCAGAAAAATTAGTAGACATTAAATCAACAAATTCGGTATCAATGTCAAGTGTGGACGCTAACGTGTATCTTCCTGAGCCAATTATCAACGTTGCTCTATTGTTGTTCGCTAAAGCGCTTCCGTTGGGAGTTAGGGCACACGCTTTATTATAGGCTGCAGCCAAAGCTAATCCATTTTCAGCCGCCGTTCCAGTAGCTTTAACATACACGGCAGAATTGCTATCGAGGTCTGACCCCAGCGCTTCGTAAGCGGACGCGCTAGTAAAGCGAACTTGTAATTTTCGATCCGTATCTACCATGACCTGTCCGACGACGGCGCTAGTAACGGCATCAATCTCCGCTGTCGTTCCCGCTGGTGGAACGATGGCGCCAAACTCTACGGTGTCTGCGCTTCCAAGTCCAATTGAAGATCTTAGCTGTGTTTTCTGTTCGTCGGTAGGCGGTGTTCCTACTGGGCTGTTCCCTAAATCAATGCTCATAATTTTGTTCCTTGTCTGTTGAAGATTTACAATAAAAGTTACACTTAATAATTAAAATTTGTTTATCAATAAGTGGGGTAAGCCGAAAGATCACACTCAGTGACGGTGTAACCTGTAGAGATTCCAGCGAGTGTATCTACATCAGTTATTAGCTGGTTTATGTCTGATATTAAATTAGAAAGATAAGCGCCCGCGCTTGGTGTAGTATTCAAGCCTATGAGCACCAATTTAGAACCTAAAACAAAACAGTTTGGAGCACCACTGTCTCCCACAACAATATTTTCGTTTAATGTGTATAGTTTGTCAGTGTTTGAAACTAATCTTGTAGAAACCCTGTCTGATGTGGTTGAGAATCCTAAAGAGGAGGGAATATAGCTTAAACCGTTCACCATACTTGAAGGGGGCGTAGAACTAAACCAGTGTTTTTCTAAATTGCTACCAAAGTAAATGCCTTTTGATAAAATGCTTTGCAATCTAGTTAAACCCTTTTGTTCTTGATCGAAAACAGCAATAGCTGTGCTCATCCAGTCATATTGACCTGTATAATCTCCAGCATTGCTGGGAATTACTTCCATGCTTTCAATGTTAGAGGGCAAGTCTGAATCGAGTAGACATATTTGAACATCGTAGCAGTAGTTACCAGACTGACCAGCGTATAGGGGGTGGGTTTTAACCTTTTGTATTGTTCTGGTAACGGCTGTTGTTGAGCCGCTAACATTAGCTACGAAGTCAATAGTATCCCCTACATACAAAGGATAATGAGCTGTGCATATTATATGACGCTTTGTTATTGCTGTTCCCGCTCTCCTGTTTCCGCCTCTACTGTTGTTAGGACTAACAGCCGAAAGACCACTTAATCCAATCCCCCAGAAATCTTCATTTCGAGTAAAAGTATTTGTCGAAGTGTTGACGCTGGAAAATCTAGGCTTTGCTGTGGATGGGTCACTATTAGAAACCAAAGTTTCTAAACGATTGTTCATGGCTTCTCCTGCTGTTCCTGCTTTATTTGATATATAATCGATGGATGCTCCAGCAGAAATACTTACCGAAACCTTTGTGCTATTGGAAATAGAATAACTATCAGAAGTCCTTGAAACAGTAACGGTAATTGTTACTTCCCCGTCAGATACAACCGTTAAAACCCCAGATGCATCTACCGTCGCAATGCCTTCATCGCTCGAAGAAAACGTAGCGGTATAATCATCTTCTTCAATTGGATGCACAACTTCCCAGTTTATTGTGTGCGAATCGGCAAGTGTTGCCCCTGTAACTCGTTCAATAGCATGCGAATCTTCTGTAATGTTAACGGTAGAGCCAGTTACCTGCTCGTTTGAAAATGAAACCCCATTTATAGACGCCCAAAAACTAAAAGGTTGTTTTATAGTCAGCCTACTCATACATTAGACGAGTTTTGTAACTGTAGTTTCGGCGATACTTATCAATAGAGGGTCTGCAGAAGAAACTATCTGGCTAGCCGACATATTGAACGTGCCGCTTGAAGAAGGTTTAACAATCAATGTGATTGAGTATGAGCCAAGAAGCGGACTAGTGACAGCTACCTGACCACTACTCACGAGCGAAATACTGTCATTCTCGCTTAACTTACCCTTTAGGAATAAAACTTGATTTTTATTTTTTAGGTCGTCGCATTTAAATTGAATAGTGGATGCATTGTATAGACCAGTGTAACCTACGTTAAACTTTAAGTTTCCTTCAGCAAGGTCACCAACAAACACATCTAGTTCAATTTTATATTCAGAGCCTCCCAATAGGGGAATACTAACTAACTCATTAGGAGATGTGCTAGACGTTACTATATGTTTAAACTGAAACGAGTAAGATGCTGAACCCTGTTTTATCAAATGAGTTCTGTTCGGGACAACTACAGAGCTAGTAACCAAACCCGCGTTTACATCATTAGCATCATACCAACCCGCAGGACCCTGTTCGCCACTGTGATATAAATAAGTAGTGGATGATGAATCGTTAAACTCTTCATTTTGAAAAATAGTCAACGTAGCTGTGGGAGAAAAGACATCCGCAGATGCAGCGACTAGTCCAGATTCAAATAATTTACTGTCAGGTAGACTAACCCCTGAACTAGTGGTTAAAGAATCCTCGCTCACGCTGCTAATTGAACTAATAACGTCGTATGATGAAGACCCTGTAAATCTCACAAACTGACCTCGATCAGAATCGAAATACGTATCTCCCTCGGTGGCGTCTGTTACGGCGTCAAGCTCGGACGTTGTTAAGTTTGGAAAATTAAATTGTGAAGTAGTTACCTCACCAAACTCTACGATGTCAGCGCTTCCTAAGCCCATAGAAGACCTTAGTTGTGTTTTCTGTTCATCGGTAGGTGGAGTTCCTACTGGGTTGTTTCCTAAATCAATACTCATAATGTTATTAGTTATAAATCAAAGATTGGTTGTTAAATGTAAGGATCTCCCCGTTGAATATAAGTTCATCGCCTGATTCTAGGATCAATTTAAATCCATCTTCGTCCAAAATGAAGTTGCCATTTTCAAGCTGTAGACAATCTGTAAAAAAATCAGCAACGTCTTGAGGTCTAAATCCCGCATCTATAGGATGAGCTATTTTATCAGCGAGGCCAAATTTATTTAATTTTCTGTTTAACTCTTGTATAACATGAGTAAACATATGAAAGTTTTGAGATTCACTTATTGGATACGAAACCAAAAGAGAATCTATCCGACTTGTAAAAGAGTTTACAGTATCGTCGTCCCAATTAAATGTTTGGTGTATTTCTTTTTCTAGAAGATGGATATTTTCTGCGCTCATATACTATAGTGTATTACACACAAAAAACCCCATAATCTTGATAACCAAGAAAATGGGGTTTAAAATTCTATGCGACCGAATAGCAAAACACACCACGCGATTAAGCAGATGGAGGTGAATAGTGTTACACTTAAAAACAAAGAAAAAAGAAAAAAAAAATAAAAATAAAAAGTGTAAATGAGTTTATGTTTGTAGGTTCGGAAGATACAAAGGTGATTATACAAGGTTACGCCATAACTGGCGTAACGGATATATCATTCACTTCCAATATTGAAGAAGATGCGGTCGTGTTACTTGCTGAAAGGGGTATAACTAGAAAGATTAATAAAGGGCATACAATACAATGCAAAATTTCAAAACCTTATTTAGGCAGAGATAGATTTCAAGAATTTACAGGAATTACCGATCTTTCTGGCCAATTTGTATATGGCGCGAATGCCGTGGAATTTAATGAGGCGACTATTTCTTCATATTCTATATCTGTAGATACCAACAGTTCTCCGAAAATATCAATAGATATGAAAATATTTGGAGATTTCAAACCAACAACAAACATCGCCTCCACGCAGAGCGATTATTCTTTCGAAGAATTGGGCCCAGATTCCGTTTCAATAAATGTTGAGGGGAGAAATTCAGTTTTAACAGATTTTTCGTATAGTGTGAATTTTGATGTTAAACCCACATATGAAATAGATTCTATAAAATCTTCCAGCGCCAAAATTTTATCTCCAATAAAATATAGCACATCCGCCAAAATGTTAATGGACGAACAAGAATTTCAAGATGTTACTGGATTAATTCAATCAGAGACATTTAACAGAAATATAACATTTGATATACGGGATACAGGGAACTCTGTTTTAAATACTTATAATATCCCAAACGCAAGTATAAGATCCCAGGAAGTTGGTGTTGCGGCTGGAGATTTGGTTCAGTTTTCAATACAATATCAGGGGCTACAACTAAATGCTTAATGGATCAGAAGAGAGCCATATAATACTGCAAGATGTATTGCTAACTGGCATAGGCAACATATCTTTCCAATCAACCAATCAGGAAGGATTTACAAAGCTACTCGCAAACAGGGGAATAAACAGAAAAATTTACAAGCCGCCGACAACGACTTGTAGTTTTTCTAAACCTTATAATGGTAAGGATTATTTGCAATCATTAACTGGAGCTACTAATTTATCTGGGCAATTTATATACGGAAACAATGCAATAGATTTTACTGATGCAGTTATTTCTAGTTATGGTTTAGATTTAGATTCCAATGGTTTTGGCGAAATAAGCGTGACACTTCAAATTTTTGGAGACATGAAACCAACTACCAATTTAAAACTTTTAACAGCCTCCAATGATTTCGAAGCGTTAGATATGACCCCTGCGATTTTTTCTCTTAATCTAGATGATAAAAATTCTGCTATAAAATCCTTGAATTACGAAGCTGTATTTGATGTAAAACCTACAAGCAATATCGGCAGCATAAATTATTCAAATGTCAATATATTTTCTCCAGTAGTTCATAAAATAAATGCTAATATCGAAATGCTGGAGCAAGAAATAGAAGATGTCACGGGGTTAATTCAAGAAGACAAATTTAATAAAAAAATAGATATAATCTTTTCGCCAAAAGAAAACGAATCAAGCATCAACAGGATTTTTGAAATACAATCCATAATAAAGGATATAGAGTCTAGCGGCATCGCTTTAGATGACTTAGATTTTTCTATCGGTACTTGCGCACTAAATTCTTTTCAATTTGAAAAAAGCGCACTAACAAATCAAACATTGGACTCTAGAGCTGGAGAAGTTGTTCAACTATCTAATGAGTACAGCGCCTATTCAACAATTGAAAAAGTAACTGGCTCTCTACCAACTCCATCGGAATTCAATACCTGTGCGGAACATTTATCCCAATTAGAAGAAAATCTTAATACTGCTTTATTTAGATTAAATGGTACTCTTTATGCAAATGAAGTTGATTATGAAGATAGAGAAGCAGGCCAAACTGATTTCAATTTATGGCTCCGTGAAATATCAACAAGAGAACCAAAAACTGGAGAAGATTTTGAGCTTAAGGTTTTGGGCGCATATCCCACAAACATAAAAGCTCATATTGACATATACTATGAAAGCCAAATTGATTTCGAAAATCAAAATACTGGACAAACGGATCAACAACTATTAGGTTTTATTGATATTTATTATGGAAACCAGGTAGATTTCGAAAACATAAGCACTGGAGAAACAGATCAAGATTTAAATCAATTTTAAAAAAGTGTAATAAACATTATGGCTGGTGGATTTATATACGAAAAAACAATAGATAGTTCCTTTCAAGATGGAACGGACAAAAGCTTACTTATTGAACCTAATTACGCTTACCAAGTTCCATTGACATTTGGTAGCGATTGGGAAGAAATAAAAATAGGTATGTTTGTTAGTTTCGTGCAAACAGGAGCGGGAAACGAAAATAAAGGTATTATAGGTTCTACCACGATTGACGCTGGCGGGACAACAAATGATACTTTTACTTATTTAGGATTGATTAAAGAGCAAGATCAAAACTCTTTGCCATTATCTACAAATAATAGCGGCTTTATTGGCACTCAATCTAGATATATGTATGTTATCAATAACAGCTCCTATGCCTACAATAAAATGACGCACCCTGATTATGGCGCCCCTACCCAAGGTGATAATAAATTCTTTTCAAGTTACCAAGGCCAAGAGTTAGAGGCGCGAGAAATAACCGAGAGTCAAGGAAATTTTAATATAGTAGGAACAACAGGAACTTCTTCCCTCAACGCATATCCACATAAAGAAGATTATTTTTGCTCCTATTGGGGTCTTAGCTATAAGGTTTTAAATAAAGGACAGAGCGACCAGCTAATCGGTTTTACAGCTTCACAGTATGATATATCTACCACACCTTCAGCAAGAAATGGCATGAATTTTAACAAAATAGAAGATCCAAGTATAGAAAATTTAAAAAATATAATAAACGGTATAGGAGAATACGAATATCCCAATTTACATGGTAATACGTCGACAGGGTTTGTTTGGAACAAAGATGCAAGCGCTTTAGCTTTACCAGATTCTTTATTTTTTTACAACGCATTCCAATCTACAAGACCAAGAATCCATGCTTGGGCGGTGAAAAAGATATCTTAAAGTGTAATAAGATTTGAATGTCTAACAAACTTGAATTCAAACAATTGAATCATAAAATAAGATTCAAAGAGCGTAAATTTAAATTTACTGAAAATCAAATTGATTTTTTAAAAACAGCGCTTCATGCAGATTCGCAATTATTGTTTTTATCTGGCCCTGCTGGCACCGCAAAGACCTATATGGCTGTATATTCGGCTTTGCAGGCCATGATAGACTCTAACCTTGAAAAAGGTATTCTATACATCAGGAGCATAGCTGAGAGCGCACAGAGAAGCATGGGTGCGCTGCCAGGGTCTTTAGAAGAAAAGTTTGCAGTTTTTGCAGGCCCATTTTACGATAAGCTGGATGAAATGCTTAATACTTCTGACATTAAGATTTTAAGAGAAAAAAATATGTTTGATTGCATACCTGTTAATTATGTGAGGGGCGCGAACTGGGACGATACAATTGTAATCATTGATGAGGCTCAGAACTTTTCTTATAGTGAATTAGTGACTGTTTTAACGAGAATAGGAGAAGGTTCAAAAATAATTATATGCGGAGACATTATGCAAAGCGATATTAGTAATAGCGGATTTGCTGAAATTTTCAACACGTTTGATAATGAAGACTCTGTAGAAAATGGAGTTATATGCAAACGATTTAGCACAGAAGACATTAAGAGAAGTAGGATCGTAAAATTTATCGTATCAAAACTTGAGAATAATTAAAATAAATTTATAATAGTTTATGGCTATTAAATTTTGTACAGATTGCGGCAAGAAGATTGAATATAAATTCAGTCCGCCCAAGTTTTGTTCTGATTGTGGAAGCTCGCTTGATTCGTCTTGCGCAAGCGAAGATTCACCAATCAGTAGAAAAGCGAAAAAAATTGAATCTCTAGGTGAAGATGAGACAGATGCAGAATATGTACCTCGTATCACAAGGCTTGAATACGAAATCGACAATTTTGGGGCGGACGTTCAGCAAACAATGGGTTCTCTAGCTGGTAAACGCCCTTTGGTTAGAAACAAAAGAACCGTTAGAAACATTAATGATTTATAATGTACAGTTTCGAAGACAAGCTGAAAGAAATAGAAGTAGCTTTAGAACGCAAGAGATCAAAATGGGATTTAGACGCTTTAGCTTATATTGATTACGACGACATTAAACAAACTATTATGTGCCACATACATAAAAAGTGGCATTTATGGAATCAATCAAAACCAATCGAACCTTGGTTAAGTAGAGTTGTATCTAATCAATTTAAAAACTTACTACGCAATCATTACGGCAATTATGCCAGACCGTGTTTAAGGTGCAAGTATAATCTTGGAGGCGATGGTTGTAGCAAAACAAAAAGCGGAATACAAGATAATCGTTGTACGGAATATAAAGATTGGGAGCGGAAGAAAAAAGCCGCCTATGATATCAAGCTCGCCGTTACAATAGAGCACCACACCCATGAAGTACATGAAAGGAAAGATGAGTTTCTTGATTTAGAGTTGGCGACGTTCAAGCTTTCGAGCGAAATCAAAGAAGAACTTACGCCAAGGCAATTTACAGCTTTTCAAATGCTCTTCATTCAAAACAAACCCGAAGAAGAGGTCGCAAAATTTTTGGGATTCAAAACAACAGAAAAAAGGAGATCAGCGGGGTACAAGCAAATCAAGAATTTGAAAAAAATTTTTCAAGACAAAGCCAAACAAATTATCAAAAATAAGGATATTATATGATTGAATTAACAGACCATCAAAAAGAATTTATCCTAAATATGTTCGAAGACGATCCGAATATCATCAACATTACGAAAAAGGTATTTGATAATGACGAGCTTGATGGGAGATCAAAAGAAGGGCGCAGTGTCAGTAAATTTTTGGCTAAAAATGGTCTAAAGGCTAAAACGACAAAACGAGAAAAGATAAAAGAAATACCGCTTTCTCAAGAGCAGTTAGAAAAAATCGAAGAACTAAAGCAAGACAAATTAAATACTTCAGAAATAGCTGATATTATATTTCAGACTAAAGTAACCAGATTGTCTAAAGAATGGCGCTCTGTAAATGAAATAATAAATCAAAGCAAGGAAGAAGAAAAAGATAAGGGGGAGGATTCTGCTGGAAATTATATTGCTCCTCAAGCAGTTTCTAGAATAATTAAAAAAATTAACGACTCAACTGGATACGGTTTAGAGGAGGGTAAAATGTCTAGAAACCAGCATACTTGCTGCGATAAGTTAAGGGTAAATTTATCGAATTCGCGATTTGTGGCTATTGTAAATAACTATATAAACGCAAGAGATAAAGAATTATTTGAGCAAGAATTTATTCGACTGACTTGGGACAAGCCAGACCTTACCCCAGACGAACTAAACCTTTACATGAACGTATGCAAAGAAATTATTAATTTAGAACTTATTACCTCTCACCTGCAAAAACTAAACGATATGTTTGAGTCTGCGGACGATCAAGATGAGATGAGTATTAGATTAGCAGAGATTATCAAAGCCAAAAGTTCAGAGTATCACCAGTGTGAAACTCGTATTGAAAATCTTACAAAAAAACTTCAGGGGGATCGTGGGGCTCGTTTAGCTAGCAAGCAAAAAGATACAGCTTCATTTCTTTCTATAGTTCAGCTTTTTCAGGAAGAAGAAGAGCGACAAAATATGGTTAGAATAGCTGAAATGCAAAAGGAAGTAATTAAAGAAGAGGCTCAACGTCTCGAAGGTATGGCCGCATGGAAGGCTCGTGTTCTAGGGATCGGTATTGAAGATGTCTTATAAATGTAAAGAATGTGAAGCTGAGTTTAACTCAGAAAAAAGCCTTCATGCGCATCTTAAGGCACACAAGATGTATGTAGCTGACTATTATATTAAACATTACCCAAGGTTTAATAAGTTAAATGGCAACCCGCTACCCTTTAAGAAAAAAGACGAATACTTTGAAAATGATTTTATCAATAGATCACAACTTGTAAAGTGGTGCGAGTCTGCGCCAGATGAAGAAGTCAAGAGCTATATTATTGAGTTAGGTAAAAAAAGAATTGAAAGAAAAAAGTATGAGAATGCACCCTTTCATTTAGAGCTTCTCAAACGACAGTTGCCAGATATAGATCTTTATAAAAAACACTTCGGTACATATACCAATGCTTGTGAGGCTATGGGATCGAAGCCCATATTCTACAAGGGAATGCCAAAGGAATTTATGAATAATGTGGAAGTTGAAGTTCTGATCGACACTAGGGAGCAGCAACCGTTAGAGTTCAATAAATCTACAATTTTAAAGTTAGACTTTGGAGATTACACTTTGGGTGGAGATGATTTTACTAATACATTTGTAGATAGAAAAAGCGCTGGCGATTTTTTATCAACCTTTGGAGGGCAAGTAGATAGGTTTAGAAGAGAGATGAAAAGATGTGTTGAGCTAGATAGCTATATGTATATTGTTGTGGAGAAGCCCTTAGCAGCAATAGAGAAGGAGGCTATGTTCACAAAAGGGAGAAGAGTTTCTAAACTAGGATGGGTTTTCTCTAACTTAATTTCTGTCCAACACGAGTTCGCGGGTCATTGCCAATTTGTATTTACAGACAGTAGGAGCCATAGTGAAGAAATTATACCTAAACTTTTAAGTCTGGGCAAAAAGCTTTGGGACGTAGACGTGCAATATTTTTTAGACAAGGAGGAAAGATGAGTTGGGATATAGGAAATCAAAAGCCTTTAAAGAGGGAGCCAGTTAATAATCAAGTTATGGGTCTTGAGGGTTATCTTGAGGACACTAAAGCGAAAATTTGGTTGTATAAATTTTTAAAGGAAAATGTAACCTTTACTACTGAATTGCTTACTGGCATCGAGCTATTCCCATTTCAGCACATGGCGGTTAAAGCAATGATGGAGAACGATTACTTTTTGGGTATCTGGTCTCGTGGTATGTCTAAGTCTTTCTCTACTGGTATTTTCGCATTGCTAGACGCAATGATGAACCAAGGTGTACATATTGGAATCATTTCAAAATCGTTTCGTCAATCTAAGATGATCTTTCGTAAAATAGAAGATATATCACAAGACCCTAAAGCTGAACTGTTTAGACAGTGTATAGGCAAGGTAAGCAAGTCTAATGATGAATGGTCAATGCAAATTGGTAAGAGCCGCATTACTGCCTTGCCGCTTGGTGACGGAGAAAAGCTTCGTGGTTTTCGTTTCCAGCGTATTATTATTGATGAGCTTCTACTTATGCCAGAAAAAGTTTTGAACGAAGTTATTATGCCGTTCCTAGCTGTTGTGGAAAACCCCACAGAACGTCAAAAAATTAAAGATGCAGAAGACGCAATGATTGAGGCTGGCAAGATGACAGAAGAGGAAAGAACCGAATGGCCATCTAATAAAATGATTGGTTTGTCGTCAGCATCATACAAGTTTGAATATCTCTACAAAATGTATCAAGCCTATGAGAACATGATCTTTAATCCTGGAGCAAAAAATCAAGGCAGAAGATGCATTATGCAGTTTAGTTATGATTGCGCCCCAAAAGCCCTATATGATGAAAACTTAATATCTCAAGCAAGAGGAACAATGAGTCAGTCGCAAATCGACCGAGAGTTTAATGCTCAATTTACCGATGACAGTGCTGGCTATTTTAAGATTAGTAAGATGGCTGAATGCACTATTGAGGATGGGGAATCCCCTGCCGTAGAAGTGGCTGGCGATCCAGACGCAGGGTATATAATGGCGTTTGACCCCTCTTGGTCTGAGTCAGAAACTTCTGATGATTTTGCTATACAAGTTATAAAGCTCATGCCAGAAAAAAAGAAAGGTGTCGTTGTCCACAGTTATGCACTTCCTGGGACAAACCTAAAAAAACATATGACTTATTTTAAATATCTTTTAGATAGTTTTAATATTATTATGATTGTAGGAGACTACAATGGAGGCGTGCAGTTTATAAACTCTTGCAACGAAAGCGATATGTTTAAAAAAGAAAAGTTAGAAATAGGGGTTTTTGATCCAAAACTAGATAATCCACACGATTATGAAAAAGACTTGAGGGACGCTAGAAGGAATTACAATAAAAGTAGCAATACCATATGCATATTAAGAAAGCCAGTGTCCAACTGGATTAGAAGCGCAAATGAAATGTTGCAAACAGCTTTTGATAGAAAGAGGTTATATTTTGCTGCGACCGCTATGGATGATAATTATTCTTTGCAAAAAGCAAAAAAGATTCCGATCAAGGAATTAAAGTTTTCAAAGTATGAAGACGAAAAGAATGTTGGGGCAAAGATGATTGACTTCATTGAACATCAAAAGGATATGATAGACTTAACGAAAGCTGAATGCGCACTTATACAAGTAACTTCGTCTGCTGGAGGCACTCAAAGTTTTGATCTTCCCAGCAATTTAAAAAGACAGAAGGGCGTAGATAGACCTAGAAAAGACTCCTATTCCGCTATTGTGCTAGGCAATTGGGGTATGAATATTTATTACGATATGATGAATATTCCCGAAGAAGCTAACCATGGATTTACTCCGATGTTTATTTAAAAAGTTCGAAAAGTGACTTTTAAAAAGTGTAACTAACTTTATAATAGCTATGCCGATACCGAAACCAGGAAAAAAGGAAGAACAAAAACAATTCATGTCTCGTTGCTTGGGCGACAAGGTGATGAAAGAAGAATTTAAAGACATCAATCAGAGAATTGCGGTATGCATAACATCATTTAAAGAAAAGGACAAAAAAGATGGCTAAAAGAAAATATACGAAAAAATCTAATTATTGGAACAAATTTCAAAAGGTCTCTAACGAAGCGTCTGCGACCCAACAGGATGTAGAGCCCGCAACAATGGGCGAGGCCTATCACGTTTCTCACGGGTCGTATAATCGATCTGGTTCTATTAGCAACTTGTCGTCCTCTAGCACATCTACGCGAATTAATAGATCCTCCGTTACGAGTCCACTTAATAAATTTAGTCAAATTAGGGGCGGGCTTTTACCTTATGAAATTTCTTCTGACGGAATCAATGTAAGAGAGGCGATTGAGCTTTGCCAAAAAGCTTATGCAAATGTTCCGATCTTTAGAAATACTATCGACATGATGTCTGAGTTCGCAAACTCGGAATTGTATCTAGAGGGAGGCAACGCAACATCTAGAAACTTTTTTGAAAAACTATTAGACAGAATCAAAATTTGGGATTTAAAAGATCAATACTTTAGGGAATACTATAGAAGTGGAAATATTTTCTTGTATCGCATTGATGGTAAATTTAGCTTAGATGACTACAAAAAGTTTTCGCAAAATGTGTCCGAAGGGCCTTCTCTAAATAAATTTCCTCTTAAATATGTCGTATTGAACCCCTTTGAAATTGTAGCTAAGCGCAGCACCGTATTTAACACGAAGGATGGAGCTTATGCAAAAATTCTTTCCGAGTTCGACATGGAAAGATTAGCTAACCCCAAAAATGATTACGATCAAGCAGTCTTTGATGCGCTAGAACCAGAAGTTCAACAGCAAATCAGGGATGGAGCATACTTTAAAGATGGTTTAAAAATTAACCTAAAGAACGATAAAATTTCTTACAGCTTTTATAAAAAGCAAGATTACGAACCATTCGCTATTCCATTTGGCTATCCTGTTCTTGAAGACATTAACGCCAAGATGGAAATGAAGAAAATGGACCAAGCGATCATGAGAACCGTTGAAAATGTTATTCTAATGATCACGATGGGTGCCGAACCAGACAAGGGGGGCATTAACCCAAACAATGTAAAAGCGATGCAAAAACTTTTCCAAAATGAATCTGTCGGTAGGGTTTTAGTTTCTGACTATACCACAAAGGCAGACTTTGTTATCCCAGATATCAACAAGGTTGTTGGGCCAGGAAAATATGAAGTTATTAATAAAGACATTAAGGAAGGGTTGCAAAATATCATTCTTAATGACGACAAATATAATGGCGCTCAAATTAAAGCTCGTGTATTTTTGGACAGGCTCAAAGAAGCTCGTGAAGCTTTTATTCAAGATTTTCTACAACCAGAAATTAGACGCATAGCTAAAGATTTAGGATTCAGATCATACCCGACTGTTAAGTTTAAAGATATAGATTTGCGTGATGAAGTTCAACTTATGAGAGTCGCTACAAGGCTTATGGAGTTGGGCGTTATGACTGCAGAACAAGGTATGGATTTATTTCACACTGGAAGGTTTCCCCTTGCTGAAGAGCTGGAAGGAGCGCAAGAAAAGTTCGTGGAGCAAAGAGAAAAAGGTTACTTTAATCCAGTAGTTGGAGGAGTTCCGATGATTGAACCCGATGAAGAATCCAACGAGCAAAAAAAGAAGCCAGATGGTGGAATGGCTGGAAGGCCAGAGGGTTCTAAGGATCAATTCTCAAGAGAAAATATTCAAGGCACGATTTATGAAGTGGAAGCGCTAAGCTCTATCGCAAAAGAAAAAATGTTAGAAAAGCTTGATTCAGAATCATTAAGCGAAGATCAAGAAAAAATGCTGAGCAAGCTATGCGAATCTGTTGTTTGTGCTTCAGAAAAAGAAAATTGGCAGGAAACAATTATTTCTTGTGTAAATGATTTTGCGCAGATTGAAAGACTGGGAACCCTGAACGGTGTTTTTGAAATTTCAGACGCTCATAAATTAGAAGTTTATCCATCAGCAATATTATATCACTCAAAATGAAAGAAATCAAAAATCCCCTAGAAATGAGCGTAGACCGCTCCAACGGCAATATAGAGATATCTATTGCGAAAAAATACAGCAAAACTGAAGAAGCTATGTACAAGTCATACATGAATATTTGCTCTATGGATGACAAAGCCTTAGTTGATACTTCTGGTATGGACGAAGAGTCTACGGCCAAAAGTTGTGGAATGCAATACGATAAAATGAGGGCAATGATGAATGAAGTCGGAGAAGGGGGATTGACTGAAAACCAAAAAAAGCTTCCCTAAACCTTTGCAAAAAGCCATTTTAGAAAAAATGAAAAAAGAAGGAAAGGCTTTCCGAATCCGATGAAAAGAATTTCAAGCCTCATATGATGTATGATCCAAAAACTGGCAAAAGCTACGAAGCAAAAACCTACAAAGATCATATGGATATGAAAAAAATGGGCTATACCCACGAGGATCCCAAGAAGAATGCATAAGTACACAGCAAAGTTCGATTTTGAAATTAAAGCCTGCGAAGAAATTTCAGGCATTAATGTAAGTAAGGCTAATATTGAAAATTTAAGAGAGTTGATACCAACCTCTGTAGATTTAGAAAAGAATATTGACTTGATGGGCGTGGCATTTAACGCTGCGGTTGTTAACGAGTTTAATAAGAATGGCGATGGGATTGATACAAAAACAGCAATCGATTCAGTTCAGCAGTTTATTCATAAACCAACAAATATCGAGCATAACAAGAAAAAAGTTGTTGGTCATATTGTAAATGCTGGCTTTAGCGATTACTCTGATAGCTCTATCTTGATTAATGTTGATGAAAACGAAAAAGATGCATTTAATATCGCTTTGGGTGCTGTGGTATATAAGACCGTAGACAAAGAATTTTTTGAAATACTAGAGAAAAGTACCGACCCAAAAAACAAAATGCACAATACGGTTTCTGCGAGTTGGGAAATTGGGTTTAGCGAATATAAAATCGCAGTAGGCAGTAAGAATCTCAAGGACGCAGAAATTATTTCTGATCCCGATCAAGTAAGGGAAATGAAAGGGATGCTGAGAGCCTTTGGAGGCAAAGGGAAGACCGAAGATGGTCGTCCAGTCTACCGACTCATCACTGGTCAAGTTTATCCCCTGGGCATAGGATTTACTATGAAGCCAGCTGCAAATGTTAAGGGTGTAATCAGTCAAGAGCACAAGCTCGATGAACCCAAAAACAAAAACTCTAATCAAGGGACAAGCCTCACAATTAGAAAAAACGTCAAAGAAAATTTCACAAAAATTAAAAAATACTGTAAACAATACTAAAATTATGGAACTAGAAACTCTACTATCAGAATTAAAAGACTCTCTTGCGGAAAAGAAATTTTCTGAAGAAGCTGTCGCTGGCATGACTTCGACATTTGCCGAAGCCATTAAACAAAAAGATGATGAGTACAAAGCTTCTCTTGAAGCTGCGGAACAAGAGAAGGCTGAAATCGCTTCTGCGAGAGAAGAGCTTCAAGCTTCCGTAGAGGCTATCAAGGAGGAACTTAAAGCTGCTCAAGAGCGCATCGAATCTTTCGAGGCGGAAAAGAAGGCTGAAGAAGCAGTTGCTCGCTTCAATGCTCGTATGGAAGAAATTGATTCCATTTACGATCTTGCAGAAAGTGATAGCTCATTTATTGCAGAAAAGATTAAGGGTCTTGATGACACTGAAGAGTCTTTTGCATCATTTAAGGATGAGCTTACTATTTTCTGGGCATCAAAAAACAAGGAAGCTAAAGCAAAACAAGAAGAAGCTATCGCCGCTCGCGTCGAAGCTGAAATCGAAAAGCGCCTCAACACAGCAGAAGCATCAGAAGCTACTGAAGCTAAAGAAGAAGCAGTTGCTGAAGAAGTAGACGTTGAAGAAGCTCTTGAAAATGCAGAAGCTACCGAAGAAGCTCTTCCTAACAATAATGAAGCCCAAGCTTCAAATAAAACTTTTAAGGATAAGTTCGCTGCTGCGTTTAGCCGTGAAAATATTCTTGGATAAATAAAAAACTAAATTTAACTAAAAAAAATTATGGCACTAAGATTACTTCCATTCAGACAGTATGACGAGCAAGACGTTGTTAACGTTTTTCGCTCTCCAAAACGCCGATGTTCTTGAGTCCACCACTGGTGACGGCAAGGGTTCTAACGGTGTTTTCGTCAAGGTCACTGACGGTAACTTCGACCAAGATGTTATTACTTACGGTTCTAACAGCTATCTTGGCAAGACAGATTACCCTCACGTCGGTGGCGACATGTATCCTACCAACCCTCTTGAAGTTGCTGCTGCTGCTTCTGGCGAAATCCCTCTTGGATTGACCCTGAATCAAACAGCGAAGACTGATGAGAATGGTGAGAAACTTCTTTATAACGCAACCAAGAAAGAAGAGCTTCAGGCTGTTCTTCCTGGCCAAAGCGTACCTGTTGCAACTAAAGGTATCTTTACCTTGAGCGCAAACGCAATCGAAGGTGGCGCAGCTTCTGTGTTCACTGTCGGTGACGGCTTTGAAGTTGCTGGTGATGGCACTTTAGGTCCTGCTACTGCGGGTTCTGCTGAGTCTCTCGGTATGGTTCTTGGAACTGGCTCACGCTCTTCCCAGGGTGGCCTTACTGACCAGTTCGCTGGTGATTATGTTATCGTCAAACTTGGTTAATACGAAAGGAACTTTATAATATGAAAATTACTTTGAAAAATACTCCAGAACAAGTCGAGCTTATCAAGGCTATGGCTTCTCGCAACCGTGACGTTGCTTACGAAGCTCAAACTGCCCTTGCTGAGTTTATCGGACCTGTTCTCGCAGAAGTTATCAACAATGCACCTGCGTTGTCTAACCTCTTTACTACTCTTCAGTACAACGCTGATGACAATCCTTCGATTCCGTTGGATCTGTATTTCGACGTTTCTGATGAAGACTATGTTCAAGTTTATAGCCAAAGCCGTGCTGGTGGTCTTCCTACTTCGGAAGTTCTTCCAACATCTTCGGAGCTCAAGATCGCTACTTATAGCCTTGATTCCGCTGTGAGCTTTGATCGTCGTTATGCTGCTAAGAGCCGCATGGACGTTGTTGCTAAAACAATGACTCGTGTTGCACAAGAAATTCTTCTTAAGCAAAACAAGATCTCTGCTAATGTTGTAATGAAAGCTCTTGCTAACGCTGAAACTAACGGCTTCAAGCACGTTCAGTCTTCTGCTGCTGCTGACCGTTTCGTTCTTGCTGACCTTAACAGCATGATCACTCGCTCGAAGAGAATTGTTACCTCTTTCGTTGGTGGCACTCCTGACGCTCGTCAGGGTCGTGGTGTAACCGATATCGTTTGCTCTCCTGAAATCGTGGAAGAGCTTCGTGCTATCGCTTACAATCCAATCAACACCAAAGTAGCCCCTGCTGGCGCTGGTACTGATTCGGTTCGTACTGCTGACGTTATAGCTGAACAAGCTTATAGTGCTGCTGGCGCTCCTGAGTTCTACGGTATCAATGTTATCGAACTTAACGAGTTTGGTGATGGACAGAAGTTCAACACTACTTTCGACAACAGCTACGCTGGTTCTTTCACTCCTGCTAGTGAGCAGATTGTTGTTGGTATCGACCGTAGCCGCGAAGCATTGGTTCGCCCAGTTGCTGTTGACGCTGAAAACGGTGGTGAGTTTAGCCTCATCGCTGATGACCAGTACAGCATTCGCCAAAGCAAGATCGGATACTTCGGTTCTCTTGAAGAGGGTCGTATCGTTCTTGATGACCGCGCTCTTGTTGGTTGCATCGTTTAATCGAACAAAACACTTAAAACTAAGCCGTCCCGAAAGGGGCGGCTTTTTTTGTGTAATATTTACGCTTTTGTTTTATCATAAGTGTATGGATAATATATCAAAAAAAATTAATGAAGAGGGAAGCAAGTGCGAACAATTGCCCGAAGCTATCCCTGTGGACGAAGAAAAAGTAAAAGAGTTCATGAAGAAAGTCCAGGAAACAATTAATGCAGACGAGAGAGATATTGCGACTGCAGTTGAAAACGACGAACCTAATAACGAAGAAATGCAGAAGAGTGTTCAGGCTAACACTTTGGACAGCTTAAACTATGCAGATGGAAAACAAAGGGATGAAATTGATGAAATTGAAGCCAAAGAAAAGCTAATGGGTGTAGATGTCATTTCTCCGTTTGGCACAAGTAATCCCAAAGTTTTTAAAAGAAAGCTAGAGTCCATGGGGCATGTTAGAAAATCAACACTCGCAGAAAAAACAGGAACAAGAGTTTTTGCGGATGAAGAAATGCAGAACGAAGCTCTAATTAGAGCTTTTCACGAATGGAGGGGAAGCAATTGGGGGTCGACAGGGAGTAAGACTCAAGCCAAAGCGAAGATGCTTGCGTCCGATTCCGTGCAGGACTTTGAGAATAAACTCAAAAGAAAAACCCTATCTGAACTTCAAGAAATGGCAATGAAGTTGGGGTTTACTCCAAGTTTCGATAGGATTAGACTAATATCAGCCTTAAGGCAGGAATATCTTAAGAGGAGTTGATTTTTTAGTGTAATATACTATATGAAAAACGAATCAGAAAATGTTTTAGATGGTCTGACTCTAGCCAATGGGAAAGAGGAAGTTGAAAAAGCCACCACCCCAAAGAAAAAAAAAGCCAAGAAAGCGGCCAAAAAATCTACTCAAAAAACAAAATATTCCTACGACGAATTGAAGGGAAAAAAGCCCCATCAGCTTGAGGCAATATGTAAAGAATTAAATATTTTAATAGAGAGATTTAATAAGCTTGAAGTTATTAAAAATATTTTAGATAAAAATTAATATGGGAAACATCGGAGATTTAGCTAACTCTATTTATATTAATGAATTTGATTCCTCTGGAGTAGCGGTTGAATCTATTTCTGGGTGGATTGAAAACAATATTGGCCAACTGAATAATGCAATCTACACTAGTTTTTCTGGGGTTAGCGGCATCGTTGATGGACTAAATCTTGAAGAGCAAAGCATCTTAAGGGAGATGTATTTGTATCACTACTACACTAAACAAACAAGAAATACAATTCGTGGCATTGCCAATGACACGAATGGCAACATTCTGAGCGTCAGGGATGGCGACAATGCCATTACTTTTGTAAATAAGAACGAAGTGTCCAAGGTCTACAAAAATCTCGCTCAGGACGCAAATGAAAAGCTTATGGACTTAGTGTCTAGATACAATAATTACCGAGCCAGCCCAAGACAAGTTGGAGGAATTGAGTCGAGAGCGCAAGCATCTGACACTGATTAATTACCCCCAGAGTATATCTCTGATAGCGTAATCATTGCATAGCAGCGGTGGTTGCGCTTTTTTATGGGCACAAAAAAACCCCGTCGAATTCGACGGGGTTAGTTTTAAATGTTGAAGGGCTTCTTATCTATTAGCTCAAGCTTACAGAGGCGCTGATTGCATCACTTACACTTGCGTCAGTGGGAGAAAATACAAGAGACGTCGCTTGACCGCTAAGGCCTGTGATACCCAATGCGCCAGCATTACCTGTGATTGTTCCACCGCCAACTGAAGTTAAGTCAAGGTCTGCGCTGCCAGTATAACTAGTAACAAATGAACGACTTGATTGCCCGTGGACATATCCAACTGTTTTAGAGTCTCCAGAAGCAATACTTACCCCATTAACAACAACTGTTTCACTTGGTGTGAGACCGCCATCACTAATAACGACAGGCTGAAGAGCAAATTTTGCATCAGTATTTTTACCAGAGAAGAAAACGTTATTTTCTAAGTCGTCTGGACCACCTACAGAAACACTAAATGTCATATCTACGGTTTTGTTAGGCCCTACGCTAGAACTAAACGATTCAGAGTCAAGCTTTAGATTTGTAAGTTTGTAAATAGCAGATTTATCTCCAGCAGGGTCTTTAATTGTAATCTGTGCAGAAGGGATAAAGCTGTCGTCTGCAATAATGTCAGTCAAAGATCTTTCTGCGGTCTCGTTAACGATTGCAGAAACAGACAAAGTTGGAGTAATTGGAAAGTCTACGGTTCTAGCAAACGGGAATCTAGTGCCAAGTCTTTCAATTGGGCTTCTGCTAAGTGGAATACTCAAAGAAACACTTTGAACGTGAGCGCCGTCAGTTCCGTCGATCGTTGCGATGGTATCATTGTTGGCGTTAGCCAAATCAAAAATAACGTCTGCTGGTCTCAGCGCTGTAGTTGTCCCTTCGTCAGTACCAGGGTCTGCTGGTCTAATTTCAATACCATTACCAGCGGTTTGATTAGCGATTGGCGTACCTGAAATTGGATCGATACCAGCGCCAGTAAAGTTGCCAGAAAATCCATCATTAGTTCCAGTTACATCTGCTGATGCGTTGATATTGGAACCCTCAAAAGAAACTGTGATTGTAGGAAACCCTCCAACAGAAGCTTCAAGTGAATAATCTGTAACGAATGCATTACCAATCCCGATGGAGCCAAAAGATCCAGTACTAAAATTAGCATCTTTACCCTCTGGACTAGTCATAATATAAAGGTTTTGACCGCTAGAAGAAGTAATTTGTCCAGAAACAAAGCCAACATTAAGGTTGGAGTTGGAGAAATTTAAAGCTTCTTCGTTGAATCCATCCGTGAGATAGTATGAAACATCAGCAGATACTGTTGGTGCTTCAAGGATCAACGAATCGATTCTGGATAATTGTCCGAACTGATTAATGTCAGTTCGCGAAACGTTAAATGAATAATTCGCGGATTGAACTCTGCGAAGTTGCATGTGGTCCTGCTTGCTTGTAGAGTTGATTTCTTTACTTGCGAAGAGGGCTTCTGATTGATAAATGACTCTATTTCTGCTCATAATTTATGTCTATATTTACAGTTAAAAATTTAAAATGTGAAATGTGAAATTAAGAACGAGGAAACCTATTTGCAGAAACCTCAAAATCTATAAATCCGATTTTTAAATTTCCAGGTATTATTCCTTGTTTTTTTTCTGAAAATTTAGAGACCGTCACATCTTCTATGTAATAAGGATTTGCAGTTAAATAAGTATTTGCTAAATTTGTATAATTATATAAACCGTTTTTAATATCACCATATTCGGTTGAGGGGTGTTTAGAAAATGGTATTTTGGAGATAATCTTTCTGGAGGAATCTGCAAATATAGATAAAGCTCCATCAAGTTGATAAGAATTTTCAGCTAAAACGATAGCTTTAACGATATTTGTTGTTTTTTCTTCTCCGCCAAAGGCGAAACCTTCATTTCTCATATATTCGCAATTTAAAAATATAGCTGGAGCCATTTGATCGTATGGATTAACTCCAGTTTCTGTTTTTGCGTATCTGCTATTTAATTCAAATTTGTTTTCTAAAATTAAATCTTCTTCAGTTTCGTTCGTTAAATAAATATTAAAATCTTTTACGGCAAAACTTCCAGTAATAGTATTGTTTGTTCCAAAATTACCACCTGTTTCAATGATTCTTCCGTTTCAAAATCAAAATAATTCCATCGTTTCTGCCGCTACCCATAAGAGATGATGGTATTATTGGATTTGTGTCTCCATTTATTGAAGAATCGTTTACCCCATTGCTTATATGGGCTTGAATAAGATTTGTACTCATTCGGGAGTCTGGTATCATCAGAATAATAAAAAGATCCTGTTTGGTTGGAATAAGCCTCTCCCTTCTGAAGGAGCTCGTGGTCGAACCAAAGCATGAAACTTGTCATGAGTTCGTGTTGATACTGTGGTTTCATAAAGATATTTTACACTTATATCTGCAGGTTTGAAAATTCTTTTTCATACCTTTTAATTAAATCAGATATATATTTTACATTTTTGAATTTTGATTTTTTCCTAACTCTTTCTTGGGGACTGGATTCCTAAGCCAGATCTACTGTTGCTGTCTCTTTTCTTAAATAAAATCCAAGTCCAGATATTCCAGTTTCAATTCCTTTCGCCCAGCTACGGCCAGCTGCCCAAGGCATTGGGGTGCAGCAAAAATATCTTTTGCTGATCGGTATGTTAATTCTATAATTTATTCTTTTTGTTGGATGCGTTTAGATAATCAAAGGATCGTTCTGTTCTAGGATCTTAAAATTGGTTCTATTGGATCATCTCTAGAATCAAAACCTATAAAGGAAAACAAATTTCCGCTTCCCCCGCCTAAGTGTGCCACTTGATGTTTGTTTGCTTCAATGCCCCCTTTTATTTCTATAGTCACTGGGTGGTTTAAAAATTCAGCTATCATTTCATTTTTCTTCTTTTGAAAAGCCTCTTGAAAAATTTTCTGATTTCTGGCCGTAACTTGAGGAGGCTAGATTTTTGTTTATTTCTGACTGTCAAATTTAAGGATAGCCATTATTCTTCAATTGGGGAAGATAAAAATGATAATATTGTGGGCCAAAAATACCAGTTGGATTGCCTTTACTGTCATGGTGTATTTTCGACCTTCAAATTCGCACCTCTTTGCCTCTTTTAAAATCTCAAACCCATCTTGCATCTACGGTTATTCTAACAGAGCCATCAATTAAATTCTATACCTAATTGAGAGTCTATTGTCCTCCCAGCTAAGTTTTGTTCTCTTGATTTATGTATTTGATTCTTGCTTTTATTATGTGGCTAACAACGTTTTAGTGGTTGAGGTTTCTCCCCCGCTTGTTTTACCATAAATCCCATTGTATTCAGAACTGGCGGCAATTAATATTTTTCTTCCTTCTTCATAAACGGTAATATTTCTAGCGAAAGGTTTCGTGAATATCATCAATGATAGCTTTAATTGTGTTTTTCTGAGAATCTGATATGAGAGAAGTCGGCATGTCTACTTTTACACTTTTTTGTGTAAAGTAATTCAGGTATAAGGATATTATGATTGCAAAGGAATTTTTGTATGATCGTTCGGATCATCATATTAGGTATTTATTCAAGTCTTTTTTGCAGACCCTGGAGGAGATGCAGAAAGTTCATGAGATAAATTTTGTAAAATTATATGACTCTCTGCCAGAAGAGCATCATAACTTAATTGAAATGGCTGATTATTTTGATGAGAAATATTACGAACTGTACAGAAAAAGAATTTTAGATATTGGAAATTCTGTTTTGCGAGATTATAATAGTGAGTTAGAAAATCTAACAGTAGAATTCAGATTTAAACAATAAGGCATGGAAAATATTTACGAATTTACATTAAACAAAAAAGTAAAAAAGCAGGTAGAGAAAACAAGAAAAACAAAAGACGGCGAAGAGGAAACAGTTCTTTCTAGCCGTACCGTGAATTCTCCTGTTAAATTTATTATCAAAAAACCCACAAGAAGGGTTGCTGACGAAGCTGAACTTTTTTATTCAATTGAGTTGAGTAAGGCATCAAGATGGGCATCGTCACAAAAGCAATGCTTATTAAAAAGTATGCTGATAATGGAGGAGCTTATCAGAAGAAGAGTCCAAGCACTTTTAAAGTCTTTGAAAGAGCTTCAATGATTTAGAAAACGAGTACAAGTTAGTGTTAGCTACAAAAAACAAAGCAGAAAAGAAAAGTCGAAGAATTCGAACATTAAAATATTGTACCTAAGAAGAGAATTGCAAGATCTTGAATCTTCTTTACAATCTGTTTATCAACATACCGCCGATGCAAAAGCGGAAAAAAACTTTTGCTTTGGTATGCTATTAATCTTATCTAAATCTTCGAAGACGAAGGAGAGGAAGATTTTTTAAGGATGGACTTTGAAGAAAAGTTAGAAGATTTTATGAAAAATACGAAGCTGACGAAGGTTTTGATCTTGAAGCTGCTCAAAAATTTGCTAAAGTAGTTGGGTATTGGTTTTATAACCAAGACCGCAAGAGAAAAAATATAGAAAGTTCATCGAAGATGGTGGGCAATGATAAAAATTTAGAAATAGTTTCAGAAATATTGCAAGGAGTTACTGTTGTAGATAGCTCCTTTGGTTCTTTATATTTTAGACACCTTTCTCAAGTTCAACAAAGAGAGGCTATTTCAGAGTCTAAGATTTTTGAAAAAGAAGCCGCCTCCAAGGGGCTGTTGTCAAGAGAACAGTCGCTAGAGGAGATAATCCAGCAAGAGATGTGGTCGGAAGAAAACGAGAAACAAATCAAAGATCTGAATACGGAAATAGAAAATTTAAAAAAAATAAATTCTCAAGTATTTTTGCCATCAAAGAAAAAAGAAATAGAAAAAAACCTTAAGGAAAAACAAAACATTTTGTTTTCAATGGAGTCGGAAAAAGAAGAGTTGCTGGGACTGACTGTTGAAAAGTACTCCAACAATAAAATACAAAAAAATATTGTAAGCAAAATCTTGTTTTATGATAGGGAGTTCAAGAAAAGCGTTTTTGATGACCTGTATGTAAATGAAGCCTTTAAAGAGGTGGAGATATATAAAATGCAAAAAGATTTTTTTGAAAAATTTAACGACACAAACATTTCCACCGCAGTTTTGAGTGATTACTTTTCTATGTATTTACCGTTTTGTGAAGATGTTCTGGGCGTTTTTGGAAAACCGCTTAGAGATTTAACAAGTTACCAATTGAAGCTTATTTCGTTTGGTAGATATTTTTTAAATATATTTAAAAACACAACAAAAGAGATCCCCGAAAATATAGCAAAAGATCCAGAACTTTTAATTAGCTTTTATCAAAACCAAAGGGAGGACTCAAGGAAACAGAGCTCTACTTCGGGCGACGGCGGATCAACCTATTTCGGCGCAACAAAAGAAGATATTGAAGCAATCAAGAGAGAAGACGAAAATGCGGTTGATTTGTCCGATGAAATAAAGAAAAAGGGAGGATCTCTTAATATGAAGCAAATGATGGAATTGCACGGACTTTAGGTGTAAAGACCATATATGGCGGTAACAGTAGGAGTTAATTTAGAACCAAATTCCAAAAAGGTTGAGGCGGCTTTAGCTAGGATTCAAGCCCAAGCTAAGGGTATTGATTTTGGTGGAGGGGCGAGGTCAATTGAAAAACTATCCAGACCGCTGGGAAAGATAACTGGACAAGCCACAGAGTTTCAAAAATCACTTGAAGCTTCTAATGCTCGTGTTTTGGCTTTCGGTGCCTCCGTTGCTGTTATTAATAAGCTTTCCCAGGCCTTTGGTGCGCTTGTTGAAAACACAATTAGAGTAGAAGCGACTTTTGCTAAAATTAACACCATTCTTGGGGGAACTCAAAAACAATTAGAGCAGTTTGGAAATGGTATTTTTGCTGTAGCGCAAAAAACCGCAACATCTTTTGATCAGGTCGCTGAAGGTGCTTTAGAATTAGCACGTCAAGGTTTGAGTGTTGAGGAATCCCTTTCTCGTGTTGAGACTTCTCTAAAACTCGTTCGTGTTGCTGGTATTGATTCGCAACAAGCTGTAGCTGGTCTTACCGCCGCAATCAAGGGTTTTGAGGGCGCTGGTTTAACCGTTGCTCAGATCGCAGACAAACTTGCGGAGGTTGATACCAAGTTTGCTGTATCTACTGAAGACTTAATTAATGGGCTGGAACGTGCATCTGCTTCGGCTCGTGTTGCTGGGGTTTCTTTTGATGAGCTTTTGGCTGTTGTGACAACCGTTCAGGAAAGAACTCAGCGTGGTGGCGCTGTTATTGGTAATGCTTTTAAGACTATTTTTGCAAGACTTGGCAGAACGGATACTTTAGTAGCTCTTGAAGAGCTTGGCATCAGTGTTTTAGATACTGAAGGCAATGTCAGGTCTGCGATACCTCTTTTTACCGAATTGGCTTTTAAGTTGGATGAGCTTGGATTAAAAAGCATTCAGGCTGGAGACGTTATACAGAAAGTCGCTGGTGTTCGTCAGCGTGATATTTTAATTAGCTTGGTTGAAGATTTAACTTCAGGACAAAGTCAATTTGCTAACGCCTTAAATGTTTCGGCTGGAGCGGCTGGATCTCTGGATAGAAAAAATGCCCAATTAAACGATACGCTTGAAGCGTTGATTAATAATTTAACGGTTGGCGCACAGAAACTTTCTTCAGTAATCGGAGAACTTGGCTTTGCAGACGCAGCAAAAGATATTTTAAAAGTTTTCTCTTCAGTGGTTAATGGTATTACTGATTTGCTTCAGGGGGATTCTATAGGTTCTAAATTTGCCCAGGGACTTATCAAGGGAATAGGTGGCATCTTGACTGGACCAGGTTTGGCTTTAATCAGTGCTATATTTGTCAAACTATTTGTGGACTTGGCAAAGTTCGGGGCAAGTTCATTGAGAAGCTTGCTTGGTATTAACAAGGCAGCAGAGGCTCAAAAATCGCTACAACAGTCCGTTCTTCAAACACTTTTACAAAACGAAAATATTCAAAGAGAAATTCTTGCTCTTGAGGGTAACAAAGTTGCACAAGAACAATTACTTTTAAAAATTTATAATCAACAGGCAGCTGCTTTAGCTAGAGTACAAAAGGCTGCCGCAACCGTAACTCCTGGACTTTTTAAGGGGGGCTTTAGGGGCGGCGAAAGCGGCGTAGGAAGAACTGGCAGAGGCGCTAGTGGTTATGTCGCCGCTGAAGCTCGTGATGTATCTAGAGGAGTTGGTGGAGCGCCCGCAAGCTCTAAGGTAGTCTCGATTCCAAACTTTGCTTTTGGTGGCGGTAAGCGAGGTACAATGGTTGCCAACACTAGCGAGTATTTTGTTCCTAATTACGCTGGCGGTGGAGATGCAATATTTAATCGTGACATGGTTCGCTCTGGCGGTCTTCCATCTGGCGCAAGAAAGATAAATGCAGCTGGTGGTTTTATACCTAATTTTGCAAAAAGAAATATAGGTAACTTCGGATTTCTCGTTCCAGAAAAAGGAGCTAAAAGACCACTAAAAGATTTTGACGTTTCTTTGGGCGGAAAGAAAACAACATTAACTGGAGGAACTGTAAGAGGAATTGACCCGTCGCAAGCCAAAACAGTATCTGACCCAATAGAGGGTAGAATTAAAAAATCAGTTATAGACTCTAGCACTGCATACGCTAATGAGTTACAGCCACTAGGAAGGTCTGTATCCAGAACAGATATCGAAAACGGATTTGGCACAATAGCTGGGGCAAAAGGTGCTCTGCAGTCAGCTATAGGCGCAGCTTTTGAAGTGGGTATTACAAAATCTTTAGATTACAAGGCCGCACAAAGAGAAAAAGGCGGAGATTTTGATATTAGAGGAGGAGTTAATTTACCAAGAATACAAAAACTTTTTGGAATGCCCTCTTCGATGAGCATAGCTGATCTAAAGGTATCTGACTCTGTAGGAAATACTGAAAGCTTTTACTCTAAAGTAATGAAAGAAATAGGAGCTGGGCCTTTTGGTGCGAGAGAGAAAAAAGCTAATGCTAGAAAATTAGCGGCAGCACAGCTTAGAAAAAAATATCCAGGATTTTACACAACCAAAGGACTATTAAAAACAAGAGGTATATCATCTTCGGATAAAAAAAGAATGCAAGATCTTGAAGAGAGAACGACAAATAAAATTTTTACTTCTAGGTTCGGAAATGCTTCTTCTGGTTATATTCCAAATTTCGCCATGTCGCCTCTTGACGATGCTATTGAAAGAGAAAAAGCCGCTGGCCTACCAATTAATCAAATAAGAATTAATCAAAGCGGAAAACTTCGTAGTGCCCAAAACCCAATGGGTCTTGCTGTTACCAATACTAGAGATGAGCCAACTGGTGCTATACCAAACTTTGCGAAACCTTTGAATGCAAGTAAATCAGGTTCGGGTGGAGAAGGTATGGGTGGCTCAGGGGGAGGGCTTTTTGCTTTGTTTGCTCTACAAGCAGCGCTAGGTGGATTAACCAACACTGTTGACGATAGCAACAAATCAGCCAAAAACTTTGGGGATGGTTTGTCAAGCTTTGTAAATACATTAATTGTTTTACAAGCTACTGGATTAGGACCACAGGGTCTTGGATCACTTAAAGGTGTTGGAAAATTTACAAATGTGTTAAAAAAATCCTTTGGAGGATTGAAAAGATTCCTTGGGCCCGTAGCTCTTGGACTTGGAGCGCTTGATGGAGTCTTAAAAGCAGGTGGTGCTGGAGGAATAGTAGAAACATTTAAAACTTTAAAAGATTCGGCGACGGGCGATGGCCGAAGAAAAGCTGTAGCAGATATTGAAAGCAGTCAAATTAGAGCGCTAGAGCAAGGAAAGTTTAGTGGCTCTACAGATGAAGGCGTAACTGTGGCTAGGGGTCAGGTGGCAAAGTTTGAGCAGGGGGTCAGAGATGCAAAAATTGGAGTTAGAGTAAATCCAGAAGGCAGCTCCCTATTTGACCTTGATCGAAAATCTGCGATAAAAGATCTAGCAAGGCAAGAAAAGCTTTTAGAAAGAGCTAGAGAGCAACTATCAAAAACAACTACTGATCTAGCGCAAAAAGAAGCAACGCAGGCAGAATTTAGATCTGGTGCAAGAATAACAAAAGAGCAAGCCGATACGCGTACTAAGGAATTTTTTGCTAGGAGAGGGGGCGATATAGAAGTTACGAAAGGATCAGCAAATTTAGAAGGTCAAAAAAAGCTACTAACAGAAACCAGTTTAATAGAAAAAGATAGAATTCAATCTCAAATACAATCTAACGATTTAATCGCTGAAATGGCGCTAGCCAGAAATGATAATTTGCAGACCTTGGCTCAAGAACTTATAGAAAGCGAAAAAGTTGGAGGAATAGAAAAAGAAAAATTAGAATCCGTCTTGGATAGCATTAACTTTAAAACCGATGAAGTGGCGATGTCTGAACAACTAGCGAAATCATTGGGAGTCGAACAGAGTGTAGCGAGAGGTATTTTAGAAAATGCTAGAGCAAAAAATGCAGTTTTAGAATCGGAGCATACCACAAAAACTACCCTATTAAAACAAACTCAAGCGCTTGCGGCGCTTGAAGCCCAAATTGCTGAATCTAGAAGATTAGCTTCGAGAAATTTATCCAATGATCTTGGCCAAGCCCGCAGCGGAAGAGAACTAGGAACAATAAAAAGAGACGCGGGTATTAGGGGAAATAATTTTGAATTAAAATCTGGAGCAATAGGATCTGGTAGAGAAAGAGAAATAAAGTTTCTGAACGAACAAATGCGACTTGAAGAAGAACTTACCCAGTTGAAAGGAAGAGCTTCTGATTCAGAGACAACTTTTTTAAGTCTGAAGGCTCAGGCAGACGCTGGCAACTTGTCGATGCAAGACGAAAAATATCAAAATGCGGTAAATCAGCTTATAATCGATCAGGAGAGGCTTGATAAGCTTACACCTTTAATAGAGGCAGAAAAGCAATTAGCCCAATTTAGGGGCCAGCAAAGTGGCTTTAGCTTAGGTTTAGAAGAATTAGATTCGACAATATTAAGCTTTGAGGATAAGCTTGGTAGAGAAATACCAGGACTATTTGCAGATAATTTAGGTACGGCAATTAAAGACGCTGTTACTGGAGCTGAAGATATAGGCGATGCTCTTTCAAAGGCTGGAGAAAGTTTCTTAGGCTACATTAGAGATGCATTTTTACAACAAGCAGCAAATCAGGCCACTAGCGCTATATTTGGCGGAATGGGAGGCGGTGGAGCCCCAGGCACGGGCGGAGGCTTAGTTAGCACTGTTACTGGAGTCGCTGGAGTCGCTGGAGCCGCTGGAGCCGCTGGAGCCGAGGGAGAAAAAAAGGGAGGGATCGGAGGATTTTTCTCTAATCTCTTCGGCGGAGGCAAAAAAGGCGGTGGCGCTTTAGGTGGCAGCCCAACAAATCCACTATTTGTTCAAGATGTAGCTAATGCCATAGGTGGAGGAGCTGCTACTGGTGCAGAAAAAGCGTTAGAGAATATAACTGGAAAAGAAGGAACAGAGCAGGAAGGCTTTTTTAGTAAAATAAAAAGCGGATTTGGCGATTTATTAGGCGGTTTAAAAGATAAACTTGGTGGAATGTTCAGTGGACTAAAAGACAGTCTCGGCGGTTTGTTTGGTGGTGGCGCAGGTGGCGGCGGAATATTTAGTAGTCTTCTCGGCGGACTAGGTGGAATAGGAAGCGGGATTGGTGGAATATTTAGCAGTCTTTTGGGTGGTTTCAGCGGTGGCTTGGGCAGTTTATTCAGCTTCTTTAATACTGGCGGGCCAGTTGGCAGGGGAACAGATACAGTACCAGCAATGTTAACACCTGGAGAATTTGTAGTAAAGAAATCTGCAGTGGATAAATACGGAACAGGTTTTTTATCTAGTTTAAACAATGGAGTATTACCAATGCGAGGATTCCAAAACGGAGGATCTGTTTCTCCAGTCGCTGCAGAAGCTGGCGCTTCTGCGATGGGGGGAAACCAAATCAGCAATAACTCCGATTTTACTTTTAACATACAAGACAGTAAAGTCAGTCAAGAGGGAGGGCAAGGCTCTTCAGAAAACCAAAGGGAATTTGCTTCTAGAATTAGATCAGCAGTCACAACAGTGATACAAGAAGAGTCTCGGAGTGGAGGAAGTCTAAATTATTTATATAAGTCATAAAAATGAGTGAAGTATTAGCAACTTACGATAGAGACAATAACGTAACAGGAGCTATCGAGGCTAACTCGTTTGTTCCAGAATATGGATCCACTGTATCTTTTGAAAATAAAAATGTGCATTTTTATACAGCAGACAATCATTACAAAAAATTCTCTAAAGGCTTAAACGGCACAGAAATAAAATTTGATTTAAAATTCTCAAATAAAACAGAAGAGGAAGCTAAATCTTTTTTGAGTTTCTTGGAGGGTGTTAGTAGGAACAGTTTGGGTTTTTTTGATTTTAATCAACTTAATATAAATAATGTTGAATTAGCTTTTCCTACTGGAGATGTTTATCAAAGAATAAATGAACTTTATGTCGAAAATTACGACTTTAGATTTCATGACGGACTTTTTGATATAGATTTGGTTGTTTCTAAAAATGGATATTCTTCTTTTTTGAACTGGGCAACATCTTCGTATTTAAATACTGGAAATTTTCAAACTGGCTGGTTGCCTTCAAGCAGCTATGAGAAATTTGACGTTATATACTTTCCAGAATACAATACTGTAGGGCATAGTAATTTCGACACAGCGACTAATAGAATTGAAAAATTTTACTACTGCAATGAAGATCATACATCAAGTGCTTCAAATAGCCCAACTGGAATGTCATCGAAATGGACTAGATCATTTTTTTACGATTTGGACGATAATGTTTCTATATCTACGGACAAAAAATCTGAAATTATAAAATTAAAAGATTCGTTTTCTTCTTTTGCTAAAACAGACGCTAATGCTGGTTTAATAAGGGGGCTAACATTAACGCTAAAAAACAGAAGTAATAAAGAAACTAGATCAATAATTCATTTTCTTGAAAAGCACGAAGATTACAAGCCTTTCGAATTAAACTTGCCTCAACTATATAACCAAAGAAAGTTTTTTGTTTGCAATTCTATGCAACATAAATTTGTTTATAAAGATTGTAACGACATTACATTAAATTTAGATGAAGTAGTTAAATTTAAATCCGACGCAATGTTTGATAATTATTATTATGACAACTAATATAAACAGACCAACAATAACATATGAAAATGTTTGTTTATTGAAGGGTGGAGCTGGATCATTTTTAAGCGGTTCTAATGACGCATCATCCATAAAACTAGTCCCGTTAGTGCAGGATTTTTCATTTGATTTTAATACAAAAACTGAAGATATATTAACGCTTGGTGATAAATTCTATTCAAAAAGCGTAAATAGATATGACGTCGATGTAAATTTAGATGTTAATATTTTTGAGACATTTGAAGATATGTTCTCTGGGTTTTTTAGCGGGAATTCAGTTTTAGAAGACTTAGATCAAGATGCTAGTTTTTATTTCCTAATAGGTAAAAAAAAATATTACTCAGACTTTTCTGACGCAGACGAAACAATAAATTTTGGTAACGCTTTCCTTGAAAATTTTAGTTTAACACAATCCATTAATCAGTTTTTGACATCAAAATATACTTATTCTTGTAGTAATATAAATGCTCAAACCATAGTGTCAAACGAGATAAATAACCCAGCTGTTAATTTAACTGGAGATCAATCACAAATCATTACAACAACCCTTCCGAATGTTCAAGGCTTACTCAACGCCCAAACAAATCTTCAAGATGATATTTTTCCAGCTTACAAGACCAATTTATCAATATCTGGAGTTGAATCCGAAAATATATTTTTAATAAAAGCTGACATGATTCAAGATTTTTCCTTATCTATACCATTTGGTAGAAAAAAAATATTTTCAATCGGAAAGAAATACCCAATAAAAAGAAAGTTTGTACACACTACGGAGGGGTCATTGTCTGCGTCTTTTATATCTTCAGAATTTAACCTAAGCGGACCGCAGTCTAATTTGAAAGATTTTCTAGAGGCAAACGATTCTTATGTAGTCGGTTTAAGTTTTGAAAATGGAAATTCAGAGACTCAAGAGTTTCAGATATCTGGCGCAAGATTATCTTCTAACTCCCAGTCAATTTCTTTGGGTCAAAATCTAAACTCTTCTTTTTCTTTTGATTTTAATATTTTTGATTTTGGGAGGGTTTAATGAGTGCGTCTAGATTTGTAAATAGATACGCGGATGTTTCCTTGTTTTATAGCGAGGATGAGTTTGATCAGCAAGAAATGAATAATGGCAGCGGTATGTTCTTCTTGCCAGGGGTACAAAGTTTTGATTTTGATTTTGGATCTAATTTAATTAGTAGTAAGGGTTCAGTGGGATCAAAAAAGAAGAATTTTATTTATTCAAATCAAGCCCCAGATGTCAATGTAAATCTATCTGTCCTTGAAAATTTTGAAACATTATTTAAGGATGTTTTTACTGGAGGCCAACTTCGTGAAGATTTAAATCGGGGAAAAAACTTTTATTCTATTGTTGGTAGAGATGAAGAAAGAACTGTTCTTAGTAAATACGAGAGTTCCCTTTCAATAGGAAATTGTTTTCTTGATTCTATAAAAATAAATCAAAAGATTGGCGGCATTTTAACCAGCGACTACTCATATGTTGGCAGTAATATAATTGCGCAAGAATATAGTGGGATAGACGGAAGATATTCATTAAGCAGTGGCAAGGCTCCATCTGTCAATTTAACTGGAGATCAACAACCAGTTGGTAATTTTGTATTTACTGGAGTTTATGACGAATTAATAGAATCTAATTTTATGGGAGAATGGACGCCTGGATACAAGACTTATGTTAAAATAAGCGGAATAGGAACGGAGGATTCTTTCTTGATTAAGCCAGATAATGTCCAATCTTTTGGTATAAATCTCGATTTTAACAGAAAAAGGATAAATTCCATAGATAAGTATTTTCCGATGGGAAGGGTGGCGACACCTCCATTTTTAGGAAAAATTTCTTTAAAAAATAAAGTTTCAGATATAGAAACCAATCATTCTTTATTAAATTTTTTAAAAAATTCAGAACAATACTATATTAGCATAAGTGGAGGAAAAATAAATGGAAAAAACTTCATGGTCAATATTTCTGGGGCAAGTTTGCAGTCCAAAAACCTCAGCAGCTCTATTTCATCAGAATTATCCGAAGATGCAAATTTAATTTTTGGCGCGAATAATATAAACATATTAACTGGCACCTCTATTTACCTTTGGAATAAGAACAACGGAACTATTTTTAGCCATAATGACTTTATTTGGAACAGTTTCGTGTAAATAGAATTATGGCAGACCTTTACGGAAAAAGAATAGATTCTAGTTATATCTATATACTAAATTCAGACCCAAACACTGCAATAGTAACAAATGGAGATGGGTCTAATGTAGATTGGGATGGAAACAAAATAGTATTAAAAACAGGTAATCAAGACATATCTGGAGTTAAAAATTTCAATTCTATACCAACTTATCAAGGTTTAGAGCTTGTTTATAAAAATAATCCGCTTTCTGGTTTGGGGGAGGGTCAGCTTCAAATGGCCCAAAATTCGCAAGGTTCTGTTATATTAGCTGGAAACATAAATACTTTAAGTGGGAATTATTCTGTTATATTAGCTGGCAATAATAATTCTCTAAATGGGGACCACTCCGCCATTGGTGTCGGCACGTATAATCATTTAATAGGGAATAGCTCGCTTATATCCGCTGGCACTCAGAACTCTCTAAGTGGGAACTTTTCTTTTATTAGTGCTGGCGATGGAAATAGCCTTACTGGAAATTCATCTACTATAAATGGTGGAGTTGGAAATGATTTGATAGGTAATCAATCCTCTATATCGGCTGGCAGCCAAAACCAAATTTCTGGCAATAAATCTTTCATAGGAGCTGGACAAAATAATATAGTAAATTCTGATCGATCTGCAATTGCTGGAGGCGATGGCAATCAAGTACATTCTGATTTCGGCGGGATAATAGCGGGTACAAATAATACAATTACTGGCGAAGGTTCTGTAATTGCTGGTGGTCATATAAATTCTATAGACGGTCAGAAATCTGCTATTTTAGGCGGAGATAATAATGAAATAAAAACGGGAAATTATTCTACAATAGTTGGAGGCAAGGAAAATATCGTAAAAAATTCAACCCACTCTTCTCTTCTTGGCGGAGAAAACAACGAAATAAGTGGGTCTTCAAGTTCTCTTGTAGGTGGATCAAACAACAACATTTCTGGGCAAAAAAGTGTTATAGTTGGAGGAAGTGGGAACAATTTAGTTTCGGATAATGCTGTTCTTGTCGGCGGTAATTCAAATTTAGTAAAAAATTCACCAAGATCAACTTTAGGTGCGGGGCTATCTAATATAATTTCTGGTTCAAGTGGTAGTTTACTGGGGGCTGGAACCCAAAATCATTTAAATGCGTCGAACAATTCTTTCATAGGTGCTGGGTCTGAAAATACATTCTCTAGCTCTCCCAGTTCTTTCATAGGAGCTGGCTCTGGAAATAATGTTTTAAATTCTAACAGTTCGTGGATAGGTGCTGGCGATAATCATTCTTTGATTAATTCAACTGGATCTTCTATTTTAGCTGGCGAAGAAAATGTTTTATCAGGGTCTAATAATTCTTCAAGTTCTGCTGGGACTGGAAATATAATTATAAGTTCAAATGAATCTTTACTGGGAGCTGGCAATCAAAATAAACTGAGTGGTTCTGCTAATTCTGCAATTGTAGGGGGCGGGTTTAATAAAATTAGCGGATCAAGCGATTCTTCGATTGCCGCTGGAACTGGGAATCTAGTTCAGAACTCCAACCGATCTTCCATTGCCGCTGGCGACGAAAATTACATAAGCGGAAATTCTTCTTTCATCGGTGGAGGAAGCCGCAACAAGGTTTATGTCGAAAATGCGGCGATATTGGCGGGGCTTCAAAATATTGTGAGCGGAGAGGACTCCATTCTTGGAGGGGGTTTCTTAAATCAAGCCATCGGAAACAACTCTTCGATACTCGGCGGCAGAAACAATCTGGTCGGAGAAAACACTTCTTCCGCTTCTATTTTAGGCGGCAGAGATAATGAATTGAGAACTGGAAGCTACTCTTCCTTGCTCGGCGGGATAGAAAATGTAGTATCTGGCTCTTCCTCTTCTCTGCTCGGAGGTAGCAATAATACCCTTCACGGAGATAAGAGCGTTCTTGTCGGGGGTAGCGGAAATCAGTTAATTGGAGACGGAATCGTTCTAATGGGCGGCGAGTCCAATACCGCTTCTGGAAAATTCGTCACGCTTTTCGCTGGCGAAAATAATAAGGTGAGCGGCGTGGCTTCCACGGTCGTCGCTGGTAGAGAAAACTCCATAAAACTTTCGGACGATTCTTCTATCGGAGCGGGAACTGGGAATTTTATGCAAAATTCTCAAAGGTCCCACGTTGGCGCGGGCAAAGATAATACGTTTACAAATTCTCAAGACTCCTCGGTTGGAGCGGGATCAAATAATACGTTTACAAATTCTCAAGACTCCTCGGTTGGAGCGGGATCAAATAATACGTTTACAAATTCTCAAGACTCCTCGGTTGGAGCAGGAATTGGAAATTTACTACAAAACTCTAACCAATCTTCCATTGCCGCTGGCTCGACAAATGTAATAGCGTCATCAACTGGATCTTTAGTTGGAGTAGGGGATGATAATACTATAACTGGTTCCACTTCTTCTGTTTTGCTCGGAGGGAAAACAAACAAAATACAAAACTCAACTCATTCCTCTTTAGTAGGAGGTAGATCTAATTATATTATTGGAACTGAGTCTTCCCTTGTAGGTGGCAATAATAATTCAATAAGTGGAGACAGAAGTGTATTAGTTGGGGGTTCAAATAATAATGTATTTGGTGACGAGACTATTTTAGTTGGCGGGCAAAATAACACCGCATCAGGTCTTTATGCTACCCTTTTTGGTGGGCAAGATAATAATTTAACTGGAACTGGTGTAGCAATTCTTGCGGGAAGAAACAATGATGTCAAAGGTTCTTTAGATTCTTGCATTTCTGCTGGCAGAATAAACGTTGTGGAAGATTCTGAAAGATGTTCTATAGCGGCTGGCCGAGGTAATAATATTATTGACTCTAGTGATTCATTTATTGCTGGTGGAACTGGAAATTCTATTATTGAGTCAGATAATGGAGTTATTTTAACTCCAGATGGTTCTACGATCGATACAAATACCGACGTGACAATTAGTTTTACAACCGCAGATACTGGAAGGATCGAAGAAGTGGGTTTCGGCGCTCAGTTTACTAAGTTTCCATTTCAAGATGCCGACGCAATTAGAGAGTTCGATGTTAGTCCTGCACCTTGGTATACTTGGTCGGCTGTAGATGGTTTTGACAGAATTTCAGGCTACTGGTTTGAACAAAAAGCATTTGATGCCCCTGTTTATGCATCTATTTTAAATGGAATCGAAAATAAGGTTCAGTCTGATTTTTCTACTATTTTAAATGGATCTGGGAATGAGTTGGCTGGAGCGAACTCAATAGTAGCGGGCATAAACAATAAAGCTTCTGGGCACAATTCTTACATATTTGGTGGCACAGGCAATACGATTAATTTGAGTTTTTTAACTGGGTCGTCTTCAGAAAATTTAGATCAAGGATTTCTATATTTTGGCAGAGACTATGAAAATTACAACACGATAATTAATGGGGAAAACAACGTCATAGGCTCAAACAAAGCTAGTGAGAGATTCGTTCTTTCCAATAATACAAATCTCGAAGCTGTACAAAACAAACATTCTCATATATTTGGAGGAGAAGAGAATAGTATAGATGGAATCGGCGGTTTTATATTAAATGGTAAAAGGAATGATATACATGCGGTGACTCATTCATTGAATGAAGAATTCAATATGCCTAGGACAAGTCGAAATCAACCCATTAATGATCCTTATATTCCAGAATTAGATGGCATATTCGAAGATGATTTTTTGCAGGATTTTAATGGGACGAGGGAGACTTGGGAAAGTCACTCTTCAATTTTTTCTTCAGTTAGGTGTAGCGTACATGGACAACTTCTATCAATAAGCAATTCTGTAAATTCAAGCATAGAAAGCGGATATAGGGGCATTAATACTTCCTCATTTCAAGATGCAGGCAATTATCCAATATTTTGTAATATCTCTAACAGTCTCGGCTCTTCGGTTAAAGCAGCACATTATTCTTCAATCTTCAATGGTATCGGAAATGAAATATCACAAAGCGGAACAAGAATTAAAAGTGCGAACTCAACTATTTTAAACGGAAACAGAAATAAAATATTAACTGAGGTGTCAGAGCTAGATGCAATAGATGTTGCTAACAACACCTACTCTACAATTTTAAATGGGCGAAATAATACTATTTATGGTAGAAGAAGTACTATTATAAATGGCACAGAAAATACTTTAACGGGTCGATCCAATTTAATTTTTGGAGAGGGTAATACTATTACAGATCAGGACAATTCTATCACTTACTCGGCACCCGATTTTAGCTTTGTTTTTGGTGAGGATAATCTTGTTAGTGGAGCCGCTTTTACTACTCAGCTTTCAAAAGAGGATGGAAATTATGTATTCGGGAAAAGAAACCAACTTTTGAATTGTTCTCGTTCGTTTGTTGTGGGCGGCTATAAGGTTTTTAATCAAGGAGGTTTTCTTCTTGATGGCGACAACAACAAATTTATTTTATCTTATGATATTTTTTCTTTTAACAATGTCTTATCTTCGGTTTCTGGATCTCACGACTCAGCAATAAATAATGTTTATTATTCAGATGTGGCTGGCGCAGTCAGTTCATCGTTATCAAATCTACATGGTTCTGATATTGTTAGCTTATCGAATTCTTTCGCAAATAATTTAGTAAATTCTAATGCAAGATCCATATTTTCGTCTAACTTGAACGGCGTTGAATTTTCGCAGTTAAGCGGCTTAAACCGTTGCACTATTTCTAATTTACGAAACAGCGACATAACTGACGCAAGTGATTCAAGAATTCAAGGAAATAATATCAATGTAGATAATGATTTAGATTACTCGGATATTTTGGGCAACAATATTAATTTAACTGGAAGAGTTCGTGTAGAGAACTCAAGAATAATTGGGCAAGATATTGATTTTGTTAAGCTTGGTGGTACTGCTACTTTTGTTGAATTTGGAAATTGTGATGTTTTAGGGTTCAACAATACATTGGCGGCGGTTGGAGGCAGCATTTCAAATTTATTAATCAGAGGTTACAATAATAATGTGACGGGCTCTAGCGATGTTTTTGTGTTCGGTGATAGAGTCAATGTAAACAATTCAAGAAACTCTATTTTCTTTGGACAAGACATAGAATCAAGCGGACAAAGCACTTTCGTTTTTGGGGATAATATAGATTCTCAGCATGTGGCTGGGTCCGTAATAAAGGATAGTAAAACGACCGCAACACAATCCAAGGGAGAAGACACTCTTTTCTTGGATTTTGACCAAGGAACTTATATGAATGTGCCCTTATGGACTGGAGCAACAACTCCAGGTGTTGGTGGGCAGATCATGTACAGTGGCGACAATATGTATATTCACAATGGATCAAATTGGAGAGAAATAAACACCTCCGCTGTATAAATTTTAAGATTCTTCTACAGGCTGATTTTCGGGATCTTTTTTGATTCCAATGCTTTTAAAATTTCTTGAACTTTTTCAAGTTCTCTTATTGGTAGGGACATTAAAATGTTGTAAATATAATTAAAGTCTTTTTCTTCTAATGTGATTTTCATATTTTTATATTAATATTAAAGATCCACGTTTAAACCTTTTTTTTCTGCTTTTTCTATGGCTTTTTTAAATTTTTCTTTTTGTTGTTGGGGGTGGAGCTTGCCATTTGTCTTTTTATTGTAATCGTTATAATATTTTTCTTTAATTGGATCGACCCCTCCATTTTTTTGCGCTCTAATTTCTGAAGCTTCTGCCGATCTATTTTGTAGGTCTCCATATGTGTCATTTTTATTGACAGTTGAAGCAACAAAAGATTTAGAGTCGAAGGCGTCCATCTTCGTGTCAAAAGATAGCGAGGGATTGACATAAACACGTCTCCAGAGACCTTTCTCTGATCCATCCTCACCGTGGTACTCGTGGGCATCATTCATACCCTGAAGGACCTCTACGATCTCTTCTGTTTCTTTATTTTCGTATAAGTATAATGGCATAACAAATTATAAAAAAGCCCCCGACTTTTTCAATCGGAGGCTTTGTAGTTTATTCTACTGAAATTTGGACTGTTTTTGAATTTTCAGATTTTGGTAATTTAATCTGCAAGATTCCGTTTTTTAGTTTAGATGAAATCTTAGCGGCATTAATATAATCAGTGTCAATTCTAAGACTGACGACATCGATTGGTTTCTCTTTTTCGTTGTTAACAAAAACCTTCAAAATACTCTTACGAACATTTGCGGTAATTTCTTCTGACCCGAAACCGACAATAACTTTTTCGACGATGTAATGATTTTCTTCGTCTTTGATTTTTATTGGTCCAACATAACCCTTGCCATGTTTATGGAAAGAGGTATCATTAAAGCCTTCATAAAAGGCGTTTTTCAATTTGATCTATTAGATTTGAATACATAGGCGTTTCTATTTGCAGGCGGTATGCCAAAACTAACCCAACTCTTCAATCCCTTTAAGTAAGCGGTCTACAGAGCGACCGTAAGAAAATTCTTCTTTTAGCTTCTCTCCTTCTGTGTTAATTTGTCCCTTTTTTGAGACAGCTATATCCATAGCTTGTGCCACAACGTCACTATCCCAAGTGTAAATATTTCCCTGATTAAATGGTGAACCTTCTTGGAAAAACTTTCCGTCATAGCATGGCTCAATTCCATTTGAGTCAACAATAATTGAGTTAGAATTATTAGCCCAATCTTTGTGGGCTGTAGCATTGAGAACAATAGACCACTTGCCGAGGCAGC